TGGAAAGAGAGATTTCGCTCCACATCCCCGTATCAAAATTTGATTCTCAATAATGTACAACGAGGGCATACTTATGGAGCATGGGCTTCGGCTGCTACCACTTCACAAAATGGTACAACTACAGTATCATCGTTGGCTAATTTACCTCCATCAAATATACCAGGAACCAATATTTCTAGTGTTGGGTTTAGTACATTGAATAGTCAACCAGCTTTAGTCTCCCCATCTGTTGCGGCTGCTAATGTTAACAATACCCTGCCACAAGTAGCTCCTACATCCGTAGATAATATGGCAAATACATCTTTTCTTTTAAACCCCACTAGTGTGGCAGCGTCTAATTTTTATAACGGAGTTTCTTAAATGGCTATTCCAGTTCCATTTGATCCGAATAACGCAGTTACCGTTACAGGTACAGGTGCAACAGTAGAAACGCAGAATTCTACACTCCCGAATCAACTACCTATCTCCAATACATCACCTACAGGAGTTACGGGTACAGTTCCATCCCAAACTCCGGCTACTACTATTAGAAATTTGTCCCAAAGTTGTCAAGAAAGAGAAATAATCAAGACCGCTCCCGATGTTATTGTGTATTTAGAGGGAACCCCCTATTTGACAAATTACTTTATCGACGATCCAAAAACCAAAGCTAGTAGTACTTTAGTGAATTTTAATGACCATGTCACAGCATTCAACGCTTCTTATGATACAGATATAATGGTACCCAACGCCACTATCGGTTTGCAGGTTCCAAATTTTTTAAGGTACTTGTATAAAATGCCTGGTGGTAACAATCTTTTAGAAACTATGATGCAGGTACAAGTATATGCTAAAGGATATTACTTAGCATCAAACGGAGATACAGTATATCGCCGGGTTTTCAAGGGAATTACATCTCACATAAGTTATAACGATAATGGAAAAACTCTGGAGATATCAATTCAATGTCAAGGGTCAATGCACTTACTTGAAAAGATGCAAATTAATGTTCACCCATCTGCAATGGCAGCGGCAACTTTAGGGAGTATGTTAACCTGGCAGCAAAGTATTTTTGGAGATAATAATTGTTTTACTATCTTAGCAAAAGCTTTCACAACAGGTTTTCAATCGGATGGATTTCAAGCTAGTTCAGTTAGGAGCACAGATGGAGGTTATTTAACTCCAAGTGATATGTTTTATTCCGCTGTTACTAGAGGTTACATGGCGAAATGGCAAGCCATTTTGATGAATATGATTAAAGATGTACATATTTATGGGCCAGACAAAGATACTTTAGGGCAATTAGATCAATTACAAGAAGATGAAAATAAAGGGAAGATGGACAAAGATAAGAAGTATGCTAGTGTTACATCTCATCCCGTAAAAACTTTTACTGAAACGATTACTGATAACTCCCCTTATTATAAAAAAATACAACAATTTTTACCTTTTAGAACTCCCGCTAGTTTACAGCTTACTGAGAGTGTTATTGTTAATAGATTGGATCTTATTCGTGAAGTAGTTAAGAAGATGGATTTTGAAGCATATCAAGATATTGATGGTAAGATTATTATCAAACCACCTTTGTACAATCTGGATGTCACAAACTTAGGTACTCGGTCTAAACAAACTAGTTCCAGCCCTCAAAATTTTGACAGTTTAGTTCAATCATCTATATCTACTGCACTTAGTGGAGGCTCGACGCCAACAACAACTACCTCTAGTAATTCAGTGTCTGCTAGTAGCATTAATCCACCATCTACTAGCAATAGTATGACGAATCCTCTGACTCAAATTTACCCGCAAAATAACCCTTTTGTGGTTTATTTATCAGAAATGTTAACAGAACAGGAAACAGAAGATCAAAGCGCCATTCGACGCACGCGCACCACTATAACAGGAAATATTATGCCGTGGCAGGGGAACAATTTTCCGGCACCCGCAAAGCCAGTAGCGGAGTATATTGATGTCACAAAACTAGCAAAGTTTGGTCTTAGGGAAGAACCCATGCAGCAAGTACCCTGGCTTACAATGGGAGACAAATATACTCTATTCGCTCACGCTGCCGCAGAAACAGCTAGGACAAATAGAGGGTACCGTACTTACTCGTTTACTATTCCCATGCGCCCTGAATTGAAATTGGGATTCCCCGTATTTATACCCCACAAAGATATGTACGCATACATAAAATCTGTAGCTATAAATTATCAGGTTGGGGGGTCAGCTACAATGTCCATAGTATGTGATACAGTCCGACCTAGAGTTTTGGTTAAGACAGCTCAAACATCTACTACGGGCAATGTTAGTAATTCACCGGCCACAAAATTTTCCGCTTATACCACAGCCCCTAATTTAATTTATATGTGGACAAATAATCCAGTCGCAGCTACGGTGTTTGATCCCGCGCAACCCCAAAGTTACAATCAATATATTCAACAAACCGCTGGGGGTAATCAAAATACAAACACTAATATGACAAGTGAGCTAAATGTATCTCAATCTTTACCCGCTGTTACGAAAAACATTGACGGAACAAAATTTGGTCCAACAGATCAACAAATAAAAGTGTATTCTTATCTATCCACTACCTTAGCAACAACCGTAGGTAATAAAGCCAGTACTCCTACATCTACTTATGTTATCGTAAATGATACGGGGTATTTTAATGGAAGAGCAAAAGACCCAAATTATCCAGGCCGACCAGCGGATGGAGATTATGTAAAGGATATTTGTGGTAATCCAAATTCTGTTATTCCTTACACAGATGATAAAGGATATGAATTAATATCCCCATTTCCATGGGGGAGATGGAAAGATCTCAACACAATCATCAGTGAAATAACCGAACAGGGGTGGATTAATATTCCTCAGACTAACGGGTTAAATGGGCAAGATTTACAAGATGAGACAACTTTTCAAAGTACGGAGGCTTTTTTGTTTGCTGGTTTAGGTACTCCAACGGCTACAAGTGACCCATCGACTATGTTATCCACGGCCATGGCTACCCAACAAAGTACAAATACTACACCTACATCGGTTTCACCAGCTTCAGCATCAGCTCCAAATTCACCGAATACCGGGGGAAATTCGACAAATACCATACAACCAGATGTTACTGTAATAGTATTAGATTACAGTCAACCAGGTTCTAATAGTAATTTGTTAAATGCAGCTCAACCAGAAAACGCCTTGGCCGCTAGTTTAGTTAGCGCTAAAAACGCTGGATTGGCCGAACAGCAGCTAGTTAGCGTATTAGTATCTGGGACTGTAGCTCCAATCCCAGCGGTGCAAGAACAATTATTAATTGCTCAAAACAGTGCGGCTAATGCACAGCAGTCATTTGCTACACTGACCTTACCAGGGGGATCCGCAAATGCTGGGGGACTTACTACAACTAAGGTTACAGCTTCAACTAGTACTATAGCTCAAACTTTGGGTCCAGCGCAAACTACAACGAGTAATTTACCAGTAGATATAACACCATAATATGCCGCTACTAAGAAAAAATACGGATTTTTATCCACCTACATCATTTGAAAGAACAAATGAAAGCCTCCACCGCGATATTTTCATTGTAGAAGTTCTTACTGTTGACTATGAGCGTAAAGTAATGACAGTAGAAGATGTCAAAGATGGCCTTATTTATGGTAATGTTCAAGTATTTCCATCCGCGTCCACTTCATCACAAGGATACGATATGGTAATGCCCGAACAAGGTTCTATGGGAATTGCTTGTAATTTTGCTTACGATAAAGGTTTTCGTCAGGTGATGATAATTAGCTGGATTCATATGGATAGGTATCTTGGGATAGATGCTGTTGGGGTTAGACAAATATCCGGCACCCGAATCCAAGGTTATAGCGACCGTCTGAGAGGTGTATATCGAAAGGCGTTCCCAGGGCAAAAAACATCAGCTTATACAGGTGGGGCGTCAGAAAAGGTGGATACCGGCTGGGATAGACAAGCAGCCGATTATAGCAGAGATAAAACGGATGCGGATAAGCGTCAATGGACTCAGATAGCGGCCCGTAGGGTCTCCTATACCGATGCTGGGGTATCTTTTGAGGGGTCAGTGAATCGCCCTCTGGCATCAAATTTAATCCCTGTGATTCTCCCAGATGGGACAATGGAATATGTAGCCTACCTGCAACCCGGAGCCCAACCATCAGATCGATATGTTAGCGGGAAGCAGGATGTAATTCCTTTCGCTGAACACACAGAATTGACGCAGGAATTCTCTCTTGATTATCCCATGCCTTATGAAGTATTACAGACCAGTTTGTTTAACACCGTATTAGGTTCTACCGCAGACCCATGGGCACGCACTAAGGTAACCTCTCCCAGCGGTCAAGTAGCTTACGATAACGAAACTTACATGATTACCCAGACTTGGGATGATCCGTTTGATGATAGAGCAAAAGCCGTGGGTCCAACACTTAATGAAGGACCTACCCCGCAACGTAGAGCTTTTATTGTAGAAAAATCTCAAGGCACCTTGGTTGGATATAATATTTTTGACCAGGCAACTTACGGTCATGTGTTGAAGCCTGTTCTATTCCCTTATAATTACTGCGGGCGTTTTGGAGCAGATGTGGAATCAGGATATTTGCCAGTTGTGGATTCCGCGGATCATGAAGAAGCTCGTTTAGCAGCATCTTGTCTAGCAATACGATTCCCTTATGACCAAAACACTACGCGATTGGATGTAACGAAAGAGGGTTTTATCAGCTTGGAAATCGGATCGACTTTACCTAAAGAAAATATTCTAAAGCATTGGCAAGGTGGATATGAACACCCCCACGGTGCTGGCCGTTCTTTAGAAGCGCACCTTGTAGGTAGTGCAAAAATTGTTATCGGTAAAAATAGAGATGAAGAAGATGCTTTGGACGCTCAAATTTTAGGGCAATCTGTAATTCGTCTAGGGGCGGATGATGCATCTCTTCCGAATTCTCGTCGCACAGTACAGACTCAAATTCGAAGTAATGGAGATATTCCGGCGACTCGTACTTTACAGTTCTGGACCGAACACAAATTGAATCCAGGGGACGCCGGTAGCCTAACTATGAAAACGGGTGCTGAGAATATATCTCTTCGCGCTGCTACGGATGGAGGCGCTGTACTACGCTTGGGGGCTAAGAATCCAGCATCTTTACGCCGTCATTTGATTAATGGGTACTCCGATGGTCCTGGTAAAACCGCTTATCCAGAATCTCCTACAGGACCTTATGGCGGAGGTACTGATTGTGGGGAACCTTTCCATGGTCGCATAGACTCCAAGAGCCCGGGTCGTCCCACCTACGGAGCCGGGGATAATATTTATCGGTTCCATGATCTTACTCAAGTAGGAACACCCCCGCCAAATTCGGGGACAACTGACTTTAATCCTTTTCCCCCATACGCATGGAGTGGTTCTCCAGTAATCAACATGGATGCTCATGGGCAATCTCTTGATTTGCATGCTGTGCGAGATGCTTTATTGCGTTTGGGTTCAAATCCAGATTCTGGGCAATCGTTGCTTTTAGACTTAGCCGGTGGAATAGTTGCAGCACTGGGAAAAGACAATCAGGGGCGTTCTATTACCGCGGCCTTAGACGGCGGGATTGAGATTACTATACTTCCTAACGCACAAGGAAAAGCCATGCGATTAAATATTATTGGTGATGTTGACATCTCTCATAAAGGGCACCTTCAGTACAACTGTGGGGGAGATATAATTACAGAATGTACAACAGCGAGAAGTATTGTAAAAACAGATCGTATTGAAACACAGATGAATGCGATTAGTGCTTCTCTTGTTAGCGATAAGAGAGAAGCTCCAAATTCTGTGGATAATAATGGACTTTATGTCAGCAATGAAAATCAAATTTCTTGAAAAGATAAGGGGATATAGTGGAGACAGCCTACTCTTTCAAGACGAGCAGAATACGGCGTGCTTAAACGTAAGGCAGAGAGAATATAAATGGGCAGCATACCAGGACTAACACAGGCAGAAAATAACGCGCTTTTGTGGCCGATCAAAGCCAAAGGACAAGTGAATCGTTTAAATCCTCTTGGGGATCCTACGATTGAGCAATACTACCACTCTGCCATGGAGCAAGGTCGTTTCCTAGAAAAAAGTATAGCTGACGCTAATAACTGGATTCTTCAGAAAAAACAACAAGCCTTAAAGTACATTCAAACCTACACCCATATGAATTCTTTAGCTGTAGACGGACAGCTCCAACACGGTCCTCGTGCGGTTAAATACATCGCGGACTCTATCAGTATCCTAAAAACTGTAGCCCAATTTGAAAAAGAAATTACTGGACTTGCTCAAGCAATTCAGCAGAACCTTACTATGCTTCTGTCTATTGAACAAAGCATGCTGCAAATGGTTCAGACTAATTCAAATGCTTTAGCAAATTTGCTGAACAATGTTTGTAACTGGGGACTGCCAGCTCGTCCATCAATCCCCAATCTTTTACCTGAGGGTATGTGGAATTGGAACGGTTTTAATTTTGCTCCGTTAGCTAATTTTGCTAAAGCGTTTGCTACGCCTCCATCATTCAATTTCAATTTTTCTTTCAGTCAATGTTCGTTGTCTATTCCTGGATTATTTAATTCAGGGGCATTGGGGAATAATATTCCGATATCTGTTACGACTAATAGTGGATTAATGCTCGGTACGGCGCAGTATATTCCACCTTTAGGGGGTTCTTCATCCTCAGCACCAGGGGCATCCCCAGTTTATGGACCTACATTTAATCCTAATACATCAATGAATGGAGCGGTACCCGACCCCCATACTATTGTTGATAATTATTTAATGCCCGCAGCTACTTACATGAACAACATTGTATCCATTACACCGGTGTTGAGAGGGGATACAGTAGAACCTACAGATGCTGATTACTCAAACCCCAATTATACAGTTAGGGCAGCAGGGTTGCGCAAAGACCTAATTCATTTCATCACATTAGGTAATATCGTAGCCAATAATTATGATCCGTTTATAACCAGCGCGTGGATTTTATACCTCAATGCTACGCACATCGGGCGGGGTGGCAATTGGTTACCAAATTTTGAATCCGTGTACGAACAATACATTCAACCGTCCATCACTTATTTGCAGAACACTCCTGTGCCTTACAATAATGTCAGTGGAAATGGTGTAGAGTACATGAGTATTTGGGGAACTACAGTAGCATACCAAGTAAATGACGTGGTAACTTACAATGGAAATTTGTATATAGCTCTGCAAATCAATACAGGGTATGAACCAGACACGAATCCCACATACTGGCAGACACCTATTCCTCTAAATACTGTGTATGAAAACGCCCCAAACAACATACCTCTGATCGCTACCCTTAACAGCTTAAGTTTAGGAGATAGAAATACGCTGCTGTGGAAACTTTCATATATCGAAGCTTCTTTATTAGGTTACACCAGAAATCAAACATGGGATGCTTATCAAAACGCCAATTACCTTTCGAATGTAACTGGATCAGATTTGGATTACACACCTACGGCTATTTCAACTACAACTAGCACTTTGATTTTAGGAGAGGGTGTAGCAGATTTTCCTACGCCTATTACATTCCCTAGTTCTATGACAGTGCAATTGAACGCTGTCATAGCAGCCGCAACTATAAATATTCAAAACGATGTTGGATATCTATCAGTTCGTTTGGGGAACCGGTACACTTACAATCAGTTTGCACAAGCAACCTTAGTCGATAGATTTAGCCAGTTTTGGCGCGATTTTGCTACCAATCTTAAAATTCTTCTGGCTCAAGATCCTTATCTTGTTCAATTTGTAATCACATATTTTGGTACATTGAACGGAGCCTTAAACCCCCTAGCTGATGCTACGGCATATAACGCCCTACAAGTAGACACTTCGAGTAGAAATCGATCCTGGACGCCTGGAACCCCCTTGCTGAGTATCCCAATCGCACCTATAGTATCCTACACTGACAATGGTTCTCCCCCATCTACAGGGGGTTGGATCAATCCTCCAATAGATTTTGACCCTAATACTTTTCTTGCACGCCCCGATGTACAGGGACAACCTATTCCAGTGCAGATGGCCATGCTACGTACAAACATAAGCTACGCCGCCCTACAAACTTTCAAAAACAACTTCCAAAATGAAATTGCGGGACAAATTGCAAATGCTCAAAGTATCTTGGCACAATCCCAACAAATAGGGTTTCATGTGACGGCTGTGAATGATACCACAACCGTACCCTCGGGGGCGAGTATTCCTGTTCTATTTGATGACAGTACAAATTCAGCTTTGGGGGATTACGATTACACGGGAAATGTAACTAATCCCACTACTTTTACAATTCAAGCCGCAGGTGATTATGCTGGTTATGGACAATTGGATTGGGTTGCGACAGTTGCCGGAACTTATAATGTTACGATAAATCAAAACGGTGTTGGAATATTTACTACATCTGTAACTACGACATCAGCCAATGCAAGTTTAACATTGCCATTTTCGTTTGCGGGTAGTTTTGCTCAAGGAGATGTGGTGCAAGTTATCGCCAATCAAGATAATGGGGTACCCCAAAATGTTATACCCCAGAGTTTTTTTAGCCTGGTTCAAACAGGAGCTCAAACTACTAGCAGCGGTTCTCCTCCTGTAACTCCTAGTGATACTACCACCATGTTTACTATGGTTAATTCCTTACCCACTTGGGTAAGCAGTCCCGTACCCGCGGCTACGGTTGTACAAGTTATTCAACCAAATGGAAATGTAGTACCAGTGGATCCATTTGTTCCTGGTGTTTCTTTAATTCAAATCACGAACCCTAATGTGGTTATGATTACTGTAGATACTACACATCATTTCTTTATGGGGCAATTGATAGTATTTTCTGGGTTTGATGCAGCCAGCTTTGTTAATAATCAAGTCGCTCTTATTACCGGAATTACAACAAATACATTTACAGCTACCTTTATTTCATATACTCACGCGAGTTACGGTCCAGCATCAGACACAGGGAATGTGTATTTAGCGATTGATGATTCCGGATCAATTTTATCTCCGAATCCTGATGGAATTACAATCGCTTCCGCAGCTGCGGGGAGTATGGTAAGTGTTAATACGATTTACGGAGAATCGGTGCAGATACCAGGTCTTACTTTAACTGTTGGACAACCTGTTTATGCGGGGTTGAATGGTGTATTGACTCAAGACTATACAACTCTCATCACTCAAGTAGGGTGGGTAATGTATATAGGAATGGCCATACCTGGAACTTTAACATTACCGCAGACTGATACTATACTTTACGAGCCGCACATTCCAACAATATATATATAGTAATCAGTATTCATATCCAATTAGAGTAAAAGTGACATTTGCGGTTGTTGTATCACTCAACTGACTGATACCAATTTCTTGTCCCCCGGCAATCTCTAAACCATCTGGAATACTAATCTCTCCGTAGCCCGCGTTGTTTGTTACACCAGAAGTACTTAGTAACAATCCAAGAACAACCGGAGAAGAAGCATTTACAGTGCTCGCTGATCGTATACGCAATTTCACATATTCTACAACAGAACTAGGTTCTTGAATTGACGCGCAAAAAGACTGTATTCGTAAAGTTTTCCCAGTTGTCACAGTATAAGTAGTAGCTGGAGAACTAACGGTTCCTGCGCGATTGGCACCAACATTAATCAAAGTCTCGGATGTAGTGGTAGCGATAGAATCAATAAACCATACGCAATAAACCCTTCCTGTATCTTTGTATTCTATTACAAAAAGATTTTTATTTGTATCTAAAAATAAAGGTTCCAGTACATTACTAGCGTTTTGCCCCATCGCTACTGTGCCTGTAGGTGTGGTTACGGATGCTCCAGCGGTGTATTGGGTTCCTCCCCCACCCCCTGAATCTACGATTACATGCTGAGCACTGGGAAAAACAACTGTGGCGTTTAAACCGGCCGCTGCGGGTTGAGATACAATAAGATCGCCGTCACCATTCACTGAGATATTAAGCATAGCCCCGGCAGCATCCACTCCAGCGACTAAAACGGGATTAACTGTAGTTGCACTTGTACCCGCAGCTTGAATTCCCTGCACTAAAGGATCAGCCCAAACAGCCGTTGCATTACCTGGTTGCGAAATGGGGATTTGTCCAGCATGGGTTAGGATTCCAATAATTGGTATGCCATTGATCTCTGTGGCGTTGATGACACCAGAGCCAGTAGGGCCTAAAGTAGCACCAGAGCCTACAACTAGATTCGCTGTGGTGTTTATCCCACTGAGAATTCCATTAAATGCTATGGATCCCGTGGGGGAAATGAGGGTAGGGTCAATAATTCCCAACGCATTTAAAGAGACGATTTTACCTGAATCTGCAACGCCGCTACTGGTGACTACCACCCCCACTAGCTGTTCTTTTGACGGACCGCCAGGAACAGATTGGGTTATCGAGAAAGTTTTATAAACATCAGGCACAATTTTATCCTCGTTTAAAGAAATGAATAGTCAAGCTACATTAAGTTGTTGAAAATAAAGACATTCAAATAAAATATTGACAATTTTCCCCATTTTAGGGTATTATATTCGATGGGGAGCTTCAGGTCATTGATCGACCGAATGGCTCCTAAAAGTGTTTATGGAGGAAAACAAAATATAAGTCCTACCAATTCAATGCTTTACGGTGGACGAAGTAGCTACAAAATCTTGTAATTCAGAATAACGGAGATTATATGAGAGCATTACTGTTGCTCGTCACCATGTGGGTGCTTCCCGCTTTGGTGGCTGCACAAACGTATGACAAGCAAAAGATTGACTCATTCGCATCTGCGATAGCACACGCAGAAGGATTCAATGTTAAACATTCTATTCCAGCGAAATACCATAACCCAGGTGACATAAAAAGTCGCCCAAACTTCCATCCTTTTCCAGGTCAAAAGGCTATAGGTAAAGGTGGACACATTATTTTCAAAACAGATAAGGCCGGATGGGACGCTTTGAATGATCAAATCAAAAAAATGATTGATGGTCGATCAAAGCACTTCAATCCCAACATGACAATTGTTCAAGTAGCAAAACGTTACGCGCAAAACTGGAAACCTTGGGTTAAAATTGTGACGCATGAATTGAATGTCAACCCAAATATAACCCTAAAAAAGCTGCTAACCTCCGATGAGCCTGAGATTTTTCTACCCTTGACAGCTTTTAATTTACCTCCGCCTACGCTAATGCTCCCAACATTAGCGAAAAATTAATCTCGCACAGTATTAGTATGCATGCGCGTAATCCAATTACCGGATGTACTATTCGAATATCTCGTCCATGTAATTGAGAAGCACTCCTCTTCCGGCATCCATCCGGAAGAGGGTCTAGCTGTTTTTCAATTATGGGACATTCTAAAAAATAGGTCTACTCACATTGATGATGCTGCTATAGAAAAAATGACAGCAGCTGGTTCCCCAGTAGGGCAATCCCCAGCTGACCCTTTAGGGAAAATACGCCACCCAGAAGATGAGTCTGATATTCTTCCCAACACAAAAGGAAAAGCTACTGGAGTGTGTGATTTATAAACCGTGGGGCGTAGCGTAAATCATTGCCAAGTTCCGGTTATGAGTTGGGTAGCTAAACGGCCGTATCTGGCTGGGAGTTCTTTAGCGGCGGCACTTTGTAGCAAGTTTGACGCTGCTTCGTCCCATTCCCCTCGCTGCATATATGATAAGGTGTTGTGAAAAGCGAGTAGTCCATGGACGCCTACATTAAATCCTACATTAATAAGAACACCTTGTCGTACTACATCTAATTTTGAGAACCAGGGTAAATTAGCGTTGAGATTAGCCACGACACTTGTCACATCATCATTCAAAATAGAGTTGCTTTGAGCTAAAGTAATACCGCACCCCCGGCGTTTATCAATACAATGACCTGTTCCTATTGTCCAATAACCATCATCATCTGGGTATGCGTATAAAACTGTTCCTTCATCCCGATCGAGCTGTGAAATAATATCTGTAATTGCCATTGTTATCTTCCTATTTATAAAGCTACATCCACATACACTTGATCTAAAGCAAAATTTATTGTTAAAATCATATGGGATTGTGCGGGAGTAGGATTGATAGCTGCTTCCCCTAACGAACTAGCTGGGGAATAACCCTCTATTACTCCCATCGGATTTGCTAAGGTTAACGTAGTAGACGATGATCCCAGACAGTTAAATGTCCCGTTATTACCAGCGTTTACAAAACCCTTGATTGTAAGGGAGTACCCTGTATAAGCGTTGTTAATCCCTCCGGGGATAGTTCCTATATATGTTGTACTATCGGGTGGAGAGCTTAGTTTTTCCACGGATACTAGAGAAAACAACCCTAGTTGGTTGCCTGCATCAGGTGAAAAGATAATTGAAATAACACCGTCTGCATAGGTTAGTCCTTGAGGGGAAAATCCTTGGAGTGATCCGTTGTAGTTATCGCTTAAAGCAAATCCATCAGCTAGTAAAAATTGCATCCACATCGGTAATTCTGAGGCTTGAGTAACGGGAACACTTTGATCTAAAATTACCAAGGATGCTAAGGAAAGCAGTACTAAACCATAGGTAGGAAAGGCTGCTGTGCTTCCTCTGTATGGATTAGGGCTGTTAGCAAATTCTGTGTACCAGGAAGCGTATACAGGACCTATATCCTGCACACCATTGGTGTAGTGAGTTCCGTCAAAAGAAAATCCGGTGTGGTTATTTGCAACTGGAAAGTAAAACCCATCATTTGTTCTGGGTTGTAAATCCAAGGAGGCTACTGTATCGATATTTAGGTAGTTGTAAGCCATATCTAATAACTATTTTGTTAGTTGATTTGAAAAACCCAACTATCGTTTCCTAAAGTGATGCGGCAGAAAAAAGAACTTAAAGGATTGAAGTTTGGATTTTTATCAGTACTAGGTCTTGGGCTTCCCCAAGGAACGCGGAATAGACCTACTTGGATAGTTCGTTGTATTTGTGGTAAAGAGAAGTCTATTCGTGAAGATGTCCTTGTGTCTAACAGAGTTAAGAGTTGTGGGTGCGCCTCCGGCCGATTAAAAAAATCAAAAATGGAAAAACGATATGGTCTTACGAATAAAAAATTTGGTCGGCTCTGGGTTGTATGGCGTATTGGATCTGTTCAAATAGGGAAATCTTATCATTCTCTTTGGATGTGTAAATGCATTTGTGGGACATTTCTTACTGTGCAGGGCGGGAAACTTACCAGTAACAAAACTACAAGTTGTTCAGCTTGTGCGATGGAGGATTAAATGTCAGACCAATATGATCAGAAACAATACCCACTAATAGTAAGTCGTACACTTAATCCCTCGATGAAAGCCCTCGCCACCGTGGTGGCGCGGCACGACGCGGAAATCACTGACGCGGATATCAATTTAATCCAAGATCTTCAAGATTTAAAAAGGTCTCAGATACTTCAAGATAAATCGTGTGTAAGCGGCTGTTTGACTTACGCACCTCTGCAATATAATACAGCCATTGCTAATACTTTTTTCATCCCCACCTTTGATGTGTTGTGGAACAATATTGAAATACTAACTATCGCTGGTAATATGAGTCCCGATTTAACTCAAAACCGTGTGCAAATACCCACACCCCAAAATTGGACGCCAGGTGTTAACGCTCAAGATGCTCAGATATATGTTGTATTTCTTGAGATATGGTATCAAGCCCTTAATCCAGTTACCGGGCAGGGGTATTATCAAGATCCTATTACCGGTTTGAATTATTTTTATCCTTACGGAGGAGTCAATCCCGATCCATCCAATGCTGAAATTGTACCTGATGATTCTATTGATCCGTTTGAGGGGTTGTTTACAACTGAGAGAGCACAGATCCAATGGCGCATCAATGTTCAACCTGTAGCTCTAACTTATAATTTTCAGACCTACCAATTTGGTCTAGACCCTGATACCACAGATGCCTCACCTTATGGTGTTCCTCTTAATGTATACGCGCAAGCTGGGCAACCAGCCCCTATAGCAGCATCTCAGTACCAATTTTACAACATGGGGAATGTAAACGGGGATACAGGTTTATGGCGAGCTGGGTCTCCTCCATGGAATTCAATAACTACTTACAATCAAGGAGATGTTGTTACTTATTCCGGTTACACATATTCTAGCACTCAAGGTAGCAATCTCAATAATATTCCGTCATCTAATTCATCGTGGGTAGTTACTAGTACAGGAAACGTAAATAATTCTTTGGGTACAATGGATGGTTACAGTTATGCAATGCCGCTGGCTGTTATCTTTCAACGTAACACCGGAATTTTTGATGTGAACTCCAATATATTTGGATGCGCGAGCGCTACTACCCCCAATTCCGGGGTATTGGCGAATCCCGTTTCTGGACGTTTTGATTCTCGATTAGCCGACCAGATATTTTCTGATAATGTAGTAGACACTCGTATCACAAACACTTTAGATGCTTGGGATGGAGAACTTCTTTTAGGGAATGGATTTGGAGATTTAGTACAAGGTAAAACACAGTTAGCGCTTTCTCGTGGATTATCATCGGGCAATAAAGCAGAAGATTTAGGTTCCACTCTTCCTTACTATGTATCTATTGGCACAACCCCATCAGGAGGTACAATCCCTAATACATTCCCCGCTGGGTTATTTGATGGTTTTATGAACGGGTTTAGTAGTGATGCACGAACTTATGAATCCACCTATCAAATTACTACGAGTCAAAAATCTACAGGCATCTCAGGAAATAACTGGGTGTTGGGGGATTCCTTTACTATTACTTTACCTTCTACATCTCAAGCTACAATTACCGATATTAGTGTAACGGCTCTTGTAACTCAAGGTACAACCAAAGTGCCCGCAGCTTTGTTACAGGGTCAGATTACTATTACAGGGCTAGGGTCTTCATCCGCCACAGTTACCTTTACTACAAATCTTACCGGTACACTCTTTGATCCGGGGTCTAATAATCTTTACGCCACTATTAGCACAACTTATGCAGCTGGTACGAATGTAAATCTTCAGCAAATTCCATTTACTGTGGATGGTGGAAGTATTTTTGACGCACAAGCAGGTGCAACAATGCCTGTGTTTGGTATATCAGAATATGATGTACAAGTGCCACAAGTAGTCCTGGCACCGTCGAATCCTGTATATCAAACGGGGGGCGCTTCATTTGGTGTTTCAGCTAACTCTGTATATGCTATAAGTCCGAAATATTCTGATATTGTATTGGGTACAAAAATTTGGCTGGCAGTACCAGGTTCTCTGGGAACATCCCAGACGATAGGTGGAAATTCTGTAACTACTTTCATGCTTCCAATGACCGGCATATCCGGACAACTAAATGGTTTGTACTGTACCTCAGCATGGGATTTAGCTTCTGACGCACCCTATACAATATCTTCCTGTGTTATGACATCTACGACCCCAGCGGGAATTATGCTTGTTGTTCAACTCCAAGCTTCTGTATCCCCAAGCTCTACTATTATTTTTTCAATCTTAGCTCAAAACACTGTTCAAACTACTTACAACGCTCCGGTGAAAGGTATTACATCAATTGAAGAAACTGTTATGTTTGGTAACTATCAATTGAACCAAAACGCAAGCCAAAACTTTCCTTGTGATACGCGAGTCGTGGTAGAAAATGTAAGTCAACCCGGAGGATCAGGCACACCCACTACAATAGTTTTAGGGGCTAATGGATGCACTATAAAGGGAATATCCGGAAATGATGTGTCAAGTTTGATTTGGGTAGCAGATAATTCAGGAAATTTAAATTCCCTTCCAATCACCAGTATCAATTTTGTAAATGATGTAGTAGTTGTAGTTGTGCCAGGTACTGTAAATCTAGTAGGAAATTCTGCTCAACCATTTTTATTTTGCGGTAGTATTTTGCCCGCCTTATCTGCTACATCTACCTTTATTGTAGAAATTCGTTACATACCTTATCAAGGGGAGGGTGTGATTAATAGAGATTATGAAATTTTAGCATCAGAAGATAACGCACTGGTGACATCTAACGGAACGGGTTCCGCCCCAATTATTGGATTAACAGATGTTTATCCCTATAACAGAGAACTGCCAATTATTACCACGCTCCCAGCGCAATCAAGTTGGGGAGATGCCGGTCTGACTAACACTCCACTAGCTTCTGTATTCGATTCAAATTATGTAGCTATGCGAGCAGACAATGTAGAAACTACATTTTTGGTTCCTTTACATACAAATGATTTTATACCCCCTATCAATAAAGATACTCGTAAAACTATACGTTTTATAACCCCAGGGCAGCGTGGCTTTGCTACAGCAACTCCCCACATCGGGTTCGCTATTACAGCCCCCACCCCTCGTACAGTATTAGGACAGAATCTACAGAACACTACTGCACCAATTACTTTATACGTGGACAACTCCGGAGCTGGGAACGACAATAACAGCGGATTGACGGCGCTTGAAGCTAAGGCTACATTTGCTGGGGCTATGGCCGAACTTCCTCCAGTATTGAGTTTCCCTTGTGTAATTATTTTCAATTCAACTGGGGTGCCTTATAGTATTTCAGCTCTTCAAAGTTCCCTGCAAACAGTAGCTTTAGGGGATGGTGATATTCGCTCACAGAAACAGTACTGTTTGGGAAATTTGTCTCGGACTATTCAAGGAGAAGGCAGGTTAGTAATTTCTCAAGCCCCGCTTGCTTCGAGTCCAGTGATAATTACAGCATCAGGATTCGCAGGATTTGGAGATGGGCCTACGGCTGCTTTTTACATTGATACCAGTCGAGTAATTTTAAATGGTATACAGTTTGTAGGGTTCACCAATCCAGCTATTGTAGCGTATAACGCTGATATTGATATGGTTGGATGCTCATGGATTGGTAATGCACAAGCAGGGTCGTACATTGGTTGTGACAGCGTTATTCTAGATGGTGGATATACATCCTTGGCAGATAACACCACAGGACATGTATGTGTGCAGTCAAATTTAACTTCTTCGAATCATAATCTCATAGTTAGCGGACCATCTGTCCCCCCAGAGCCTGGTATTTTTTATGTAGGAACTAGAGGGTCTACCGTAAATCTGCAAGTACATGCAGCTGGTTCTTCATCGCAGACAGATGAAAATTGGACAGTACCCACACCTACATTTATTGTAGTAGAAGCTCAATTGAATTCCAGTGTAGCAGTATCATCTACTTTTCAAACTAATGGATCGGCTGTATTACAAGCCAATTCTGTATTACAACAAACAGCAGTTACTAATTCGTTTTTAGGTGGGGTGGTGGTAGATGCTAGTTCGTCAGTAGTGACCCAAGTATAATTATGTCAAATCCAAATGTACCTCTTTATAATTCGGCTCCAGCAACGGCGATTGTAGACCAAAACTACAATCTAACTTTAAGTTGGGTACCAACACCAGATCCAAACACTGGGTTGTATACGCTCTATGATCACTGGGATATATCATCTACTGTTGATTCTCTCCCCACTCAATTGGTTAAGTTTTCCCCACCCGCTGGGTGGAGTACGGCGGGTGGTAGTTTAACTTTCACACAAGTTCTATCGGCAGGAAATGTTGTTACTTTAAGTATGCAAGCATGGTTAGATACAGCAGAAACTACTTATCTAACTAATCCATGGGAAATTTCAGACCTTGCAACCCCAAGATTTTTTCCCAACGCTTTAGTGTCTTCTACTTTAACCTTTTACAACGGTACATCAAATTCTACATCCCTAGAGTTGGGACAACCTCTTACTGTAACTCTCAATCCAGCTTATGTAGCTGCCGGTCAATGGCAAATACTTTGGCCCGATGGAACTAATACAGGTTGGTTACCTTTGTCTATTCGAGCAATTACTAAATCTTTCTCTACACCGGGAGCTGGAAATGTAGTAATTCAAACTCGTTATAGCTATTCTGGAAGTCAATATGACCCGCCCACTACACTTATTCGTCAATTTACCCAACAAATTTATGTAGTTGATCAACAGTCTCCCCAAACACAAGGAACCACCGTAGGGTTAACTGGTTATTTAGGTATCAGTGGACAACAAGGATTTGAAATTGTAACATCTTCCACACCAGGATATACAATTCAACCTTGGGAAGTCATCGCACGAGCAATTGTCAGAGACACAATTACTAATGAATTAAAACTTCTGGTTGCGACATCCAGATATTCCAATGCTAGTTCTTTATTTGGCACTATGGCGGTGGATGTGTTTCCACTGGAGGGTCGTCCTCACGCAAAAGGGCTGATTACTCCTCCGTACGAATTGACAACTACATCACAAACAGAAACATCGCCTGTAGTAATATCTACTACATCTCTTCCAAATTTGATTGTAGGTAAATCTGTAACTCAAATATTGGGGGGAGTACCACTGCAATTAACTACGAGTGCGGGAAGTGGCATAGCTCCTTTTATTTGGAATTCTACAGGACTGCCAAATGGCATTGTAATGAATACTAGTGGAGTAGTTAGTGGAACACCATTGGAATTAGGATTGTTCTACGCAACTTTTTCTGTGCAAGATTCCAGTATTCCATTCTCTATCGCAGAAGTAACCTTACCTCTATTAGTAACAACTGATTTGTTAGTTGAAATAGCTCCGGGGCAGACTGACGCTAACGGTAATACTTTAGTACAAACTGGAAGCACTTTGGGTTGGGCTCAAGTTAATACACCGTATGCTGTTCAGATGCAGGTTGGAAATATAAATACTTCAGTGTCTATTCCTGGAGGACTTCCTCCTTATACTTGGAGTATTCCAGCGGGCGCTTTACCAGTTGGTTTGAGCATCAACCCCAATACAGGATTGATATCGGGAAGTCCTTGTACTTATAACTCAACCACAGACTTTTCTACTGTTTATTCAGCTACAGTTCAGGTAACAGATGCTATTGGTGCTAAAGCCACTCAAACTTACACTATGCAACTAGAGCCTGCAATGTTGACTTTTGGGCAACTAGATCAACCAGTGATATACGCTACACAACAGTTTAGATTAGTGGTTCCCGTTTTCGGTGGACTGTCCCCTTATGTTTTGTCTGATTTTTTAATTCCATCATCTGATTCTTCTTACTACAGTACCGCTAGTTTGATCGATGGACAGGTGATACTAGATTGTAATTTCCCTCAAAATGCTACGGGGGTTCACACGTTTTCTCTTATCGTACGTGATAGCGCATCTCATACTGCTAACTCGTCTTTCAATGTTAACGTAGAGTCGCAAACAAACGAGTCATTTTTAGTGCCAGGTTTCTTAGATTATGCGTGGCAAAGCTCTACTGATGTTTCTAAACCCACTCCTATACCAGTCACAGGTAATTTTTCAGGGTTTATTTTAAACGGATTGATTGTTGAACTAGATGCCGTTGCCGCGGCAGCGGGGGGAACTACAATCTATACAGATAGTGGATTTGGGTGTTCTTTTGGTGGAGGATCAGCAAACGCTTATGCTGGGTATACTTTTGCCGTATCGGGATTCCAAAACTCAGTTAATAACGGAACTTTTTTATGTACTGCATCTACAACTAGCTCTTTGACTTTGAATAATCCAAACGGAGTAGCTGAAAATCTGTTTCCGATTACATTCACTTTAACTTCAACTTCGCCAGTTACAGGTGTTCTTACTAATGTTGATTCCCCTTTTATTACAACTACAACATACACTGGAACTGTTTCTGGGGGTGCTGGCAACGCTTATGCTGGGCAATCCTTTGAAGTAAGCGGATTTCCAACCGCCGCAAATAACGGAACATTCTATTGTACTAATTCTTCATCAACTACTCTAACATTATCAAATCCTAACGGTGTAGCAGAAACTGGGATATCATCTCCACCTGCGACTGCTGTTCAATCTTCCGCTAAAGCTCTACAAGTTCAAAAAGGAGCCGTCTTATCAAACGGCATCACTGTAGCAATCGATCCTAATGTACCGGAAATTGAATTTTCTGGCCCACCGTCTGGAGTTATCGGAAATGCACAATACATCGTACCTCTCCAATTTCAATTAGAATTTGAAGGGAGTATACAGGCTACTATTTCACAAACCTTTACAACCTTAGCGGCTAATGCTATATCACCTCCTTGGCTCACCGGAGATATTGGGGCTATATCAACTACTACTCGTCCTTATTTATTTGGGGCATCGCAAAATGAACTGGTTGGATTAAATCCTCGTAAACCTTTTTATAATTCACCAAGCATTCCTGCTTTTAGTCCTACACCCACACCCACGGATGGTCCATGGGTAGCAGCCGTCCAGAGCGGTTCCGGACTTCCTCCTGGTTTGTCTCTTGACGCTAATACAGGATTGATTTATGGAACTCTGGTTGGTTCATATTTTAGTCCAAGTGTGATACAGTATGTAGGAACATCAGGGACAATTCACGGTACGGTGACAATTTCTTGGACAGTCGTCCAAAGTATGTTCCAGTTACAGGATAACATTATCGATAGTGAATTACTAGGTACAATGTATCCATCAAATAGTAATATCTCTGTTCCTGGGGGTATTATTCCACAAACAGCTTCTATATTATACGGAAGATTGCCCTCTGGATTAACCCTCAGTGGTACCCCAACAGGACAAAATTTCTTGATCACCGGCACCCCACTGGAGGCTGGATACTTTGATGTCTGGTTTCAGATAACATCAACAAATAATCAATCATCATATTTACACCACCGTTTTTCAATTAATTTTATTAATCCTTTGACAATTGTTACGACATTATTACCCAACATCAGCGCTCAATCTTTCGCTCCTTATTACGCGCTTTTACAGGGATTCGGTGGAGTACCGCCCTATACTTGGTCGTCAAGTAACTTCCCCGGAGGTACGGGTATCGGGAACTTCTCAGGGCTGACTTTATCTAGTAGTGGTGTAATATCTTCAGCATCTCCTTGGACGCAAGCCCCAGCTACTCCTACGGATTTGGGGGATATTTCTATAACTTTAACAGACTCTCGTGGTAGTAATTCGTCTGTAAACACATCTCTGGATTTATACTACAGTAATAGTTTGACTATTATAACTCCATCGCCTCACGGAATTGCAATAGTGACTGATGATCCTAATGGGTACGCTTTTATCATGCAAGCAGCGGGTGGAAATCCACCGTATTCCTGGAGTTATTCTGGTGGTACTTTGCCTAGCGGTATATCATTTAGTTCTTTAGGTGCGTTTTCAGGTATATGGACTGGAAGTCCATATGTCGCAACTCCAATTACGATTACAGTACAGGATAGTACTTCCCCGACCCCTGTTACTACATCGGCGGTTTTCAATATACAAACCGGATCACTTACAGCGGGGATTGAATTTTCAACTGGTAGTTTTAGTTTATTTAAGCCTCGTGTTGGAACTGTAGGGTTTATTCCACGAGGAGAACCATATCAAGGAACTCTTATAGGGATATGTACTCAGCCCCCAGTAGCATGGCAGATAGCTCCAACAGCAGCTTATTCCAATACTTTATTATCTGGATTAACTTTACAAGCTAGTGGTAACGGGGCTACGGCTACTATTTCTGGGACATACTCAGGAGTGCCTCATGTAGCTACAACTATAGACGGAATATCTATTACACAAGTAGCTCGATCTGGAACCTTGACTACTATCACAGCTAATAATACATTACAAGTGGGGGATTATGTTATAGTAACATCTTCATCTAATTCATCACTGAATGGAACATGGCTTGTAACATTTGTAGATGGTACATTCCCAGCATCTAATACATTATTCAAATTTAATACTGTGGCCTCAGGTACAATTCTTCCCACAGCGGATACAGGAACAGCTACGGGATTGGGGTATATCATACGAGTAATCGCTGTCGATAATTTAGGTGATACAGCGGAGGCTCTGATACCCCTTATAACAGGAACTAACTTAGTTGTCATAGGGTGGGATACTATACCTCCATCGAATTCCCCCTTCGGATATTCTTTTCCTTTACCGAATGATATTATTACAGCACCTTATGGTCCTCTTCAGCTTATCGCAACCCACGGAGTACCGGTTGGTACTAATACAGATGGTTATAATCAATACACCTGGAATAGCCCACAGTTTCCGTTAAACGGCCTCATACTCGCAGCGACAGGAGCAACATCAGGTCAAATATCTGGTGCAGCCTCATCTTTATTTAGTCCAAATCCTTTGAATTGTAGCTTTACAGTTACGGACAGTATCTATAATCAATCTACAATTATTTTACCCCTATTTTCACAAGTATCTGGACTAACTATTACAACGGTTGTACTACCTAATGTAATAGCCGGTCGAGCTTACGGTCCGATACAGATTACCGCGGCACTGGGTACCCCTCCTTATACATTCTCTGTGTCTCCGCGTACGGCTAGCCCTCTACCAACCGGAATCACTCTAACAAGTACAGGTGTTTTATCTGGTACTACTACTTTAGGTGGATACACAGAAAATGTGACACTGCGAGTTACGGATAGTATCGGTGCTTATTCAGATACGACCTTCCCTCTGGTCGTTAAAGCTGGGTTGAATTTACAGACAGGTATCGACTATACGGACAGCACAAACACTTTGTCTTTAGGGTATATAACAGCGGCGGGTAATACTAACGATATAACCCCCAACCCAAATTTGTCTTTTTATGTTATAGCAACAGGGGTAATTTCCACCAGTTTGTCAAACCTTGTAATTACATTAAGTAACCCCAATGTTAATGCAAATCCCATCAGTCTAGTTAACGGGGTAGCTACATTTAGAATAAGTGAAACAACATCAGAGGGATTGAGCTTAGCATCTTTAGGTGTCAATAATTTAAGTGTAACAGTAGTGGATTCAGGAGTTAGTGTTACCAAAACATTTACATGGACAGTATACAACGATGGAGTCATGGTGGTAGCCCCCGCAACGGGATCACTGCCAACACAAACAGTAGGATAAAAATATGCCAACAGTAACAGAACAAATTAAAGTAACAGTAACCGGAGCTAATCCAAATACTTATACATATTCTTTACCTGTGGATGTAACTACTGGATCTGGTGGTCCTCTAAGTATTACATTAACCGGCGTAAACCCAGGTCTGGACACAATTACGGCATCTATGGCATCTCACGGATATACATCAAATCCGGTAGAAGTAGCATGGCAACAAACAAACGGAACAGTGGCGGTAGGTCCTATTTCCATAACTACTTACTCTTGTCCTAATGGATTTGTGGGTTATCCTGGTTTGACCGGTATTCTAGGGGGTCCTGTGATAGGTAATTCCCTAGTTCTTAACCAAGAAAATGAAAACTGGCCGATTTCAGGATTTAATGACACTTTGGTACCTTGGGGCGCTTCGCATCCTACTCCTGATGGAGGTGGGTATAAATTAAATCCAATGATCGTCGTAGAGCAAACATCATCGGGTGCTTACGCTAGTTATTTGGCAATACCTGGAACCGGTGGGAGTTTCACTTTAGATATGACGGGTAGCTTCGTGGTTAGTACCCCAGGAACTTACACTTTCTTTGTGGCTTTTGTGAACAGTGGCAACTACGGGGTATACATTGGAGGCGGGGCTACGGTAAGTTCCGCAACTAATGTTATTGGTCCCAACCCTTTTCCTTCTGTTGGACCTGTTAGTGGATTTCCTCTAGCTAGTCAAGTAAGTACAAACCTGGGTACTTATCCTCCATACAGCTATATATATGTAAATTTTCCAGCGCCCGGGGTCTATCCATTCGAGGCAATTTATGTGCAAAGAACTTCAATTGATCCGGGGGGGTCTTCAAACGGAGCTTTTCAAATAGTTTATTTAGCTGGTACGCAACCAGATAATAATACCAATGTTGGATACCAGTCATATCCAGTTTCCCTAATATCAACACCGCCGAATAGCAATCCCGGCACGGCACAGTTAGTGTTAACACCAACTGGTAGTGTAGCCCTGCAAGGAACATCTGATACACTCACTCTTGTAGTTCAAAACGTAATTTATACATCTTTTCCTTATTGTCCAATTTTCGAAGGAGTAAAGGGGTCTCTGTATGTGTCAAATGGGGTTAGTTCCGTTAACCCGAATTATTTTATCTATCCCACATACAACGGGAACAGCGTCAGCTTGACCGCCGCCGCTACACAAGGGGTTATAAATCTACAAGGAAATAACACATCATGGCAGGGTCGTTTAAGTCTTGCAGCCGATCCATCAAACAATTGGTTTGACTTAAATTACGGGGGTCAAAGTTTTGATTCCGGCGTAGCAAATACTCAACTTACAGTATATGCTGATGATGTGGCATGGTATAATGCAGCAAATAAATCCTTCGATTCCTACGCGCCTCACTACCATGGGTACAACGGGGCGATTAGTTTTGGATTAGAAGTAGACTACATGGTTAATCCGGGTTTGAATTCTCCTCCGGTTACATCATCTACGACATCTTTTTGGAGTTCAAGTTTCCCTCTAGGGTGTACAATCACTCTTAGTAAGCCCTTTTCACCTCAACAACAGGGAACTTTAGGGGACACGGGGAATTCTATTAGCTCGTCTATCACAGCCTCTGGAGGTGTGGTAATAACATCGACTAAACCAAATATTAACAGCTCTGGGTTTTTGACAGGTTGGACTCTTTATTTGCAGACCCCTCTTACTACCACAAACATTAATTTCAACATCATCGTTAATATTAGTGGTACGCTTACTTATTTGAATGGCACAAATTTTACTACGAAAGTTCTAACCTATGTTAATAACTACGCCATTCCATGCCTAGTTGTTGGCAGTCAATATCAAGCGCCAGTGTCTTACAGCTTTAGTACTACACCAGCATCTGGAAATGTTGCTGGCACATTTCAGTTATCAGCAACGGTGTATACAACAGACACGGGATCAGTGACTTTGAACTTTTTTAGGCAACCTTATCTTGGTGGAACATCTACTATATTGGGTGCTGGTATTTTAGGTACTCCGTATACAGGTACCGTGGGAGGTAAGACTGTATACTATAAACCCTTTACTCTGACTGTTACTATACCAACCGGGTTAGGGGATATGCTTATGGGATATATAGCAACTGATACTCTTAGTACCTTGTTTACCACTTATTACAGTTCCACGGAGTATAGTAGCTAATGGCAGACAATCTTGTTTACGGATACGCGGGACCACCATTCAATTTTTTGGGGCATTTCAGTGCAACGCAATGGAAGGCTTTTCAGAGCTACGTTAACGCTCGCACTAAAAATTTCCCAGCGATTCAACAACATTATCAAATTCGTGCCGCCCAACTGCGGAAGACCGCTGGTTTACTTGAAAAATTCTACGCCACAGTAAATGACATCCCACTTAACCCAACTTTCAATAAATTGGTTTGGAAACCAGGACCTCAAGGACACTTTTACTACCCATTTCGGGATGATCATCTACCCATGGTCGCTATGTCCCAAATAAAATCGTATATGAGAGAACAATTTCAACGAATGGATGAAAGTGTATTTTCAATGAATCAGCTTCGCAATATCATTGAGAAAACAGAAGATAAAGCTCAAATTGCTAACATAGCTACTACTGATACTACCAGGGATATAGCTTCATTAATTACTCAAATCAACAGTTATTTTAAGCAACCTCGCTTTGAGACTGTACTTGTAGACGATGTTTCAAATGTTTATCCAGCCGGGACGAGTAATCCTCGTTATAGCTGGCATAATTTAAACCCTCGTACACAATGGGAGATTGAACAAGTAGCAAATCCAGCGGGTACAGGAGCGTCTGTAAATATGCAGGATTTAGGGACATAAAATGGGTACATATGATTACAATGTATTGACTAGCGACCCAATGTCTAAAGCTCCCATTGGAGCATGTAACCACGTTATCTCCTTTGAGCGGATGGTAGTAAATCAAAACGATTTCCGTACTTTGAACTACGCTGGAAACACCACTCTCAATATGAGAGGTCCAATTAACGGAAGTACGAATGTGCAAATTTGGATTAGTGGAGAAGAGATTTTCTCCGATGATCCCGTTTACGGCTGGCAAGTTGTAATAGACCCAAATCGGATAGATACTTCAATACCGGCGGGTATTTTTTACAAAATAGTATTTAATCAATCGGTCAGATTAGTAATCCCACTAATTGAGGTATCTTATATTACTATACAAGGGTTCTGCTTAAAGTGCAGCGCTACGGGGTATGTGAATGATTTAAAACCATCTACTTCAGGTAATTTTTTACATGTTTCTGGAGCTAGTAAGTTAGTGCAAAAATCATTTAAATGGATTCTTGCATCAATGTGTCCCTTTTACCCTACTTTTATATGTCAGATTAAAAATTATCTAGGGAGAAAACTAGGGGCTCAAATTACAGATACCGATATTCAAACAGAAGTAGTGAATACTCTTAGTACGATGCAACAAGTTCAACAAGCGCAGGGAACAGTACAAAGTCTTGACCCACGGGAGATTCTAAAAGATATCATAAATGTAGTCGCTATTATTAGCCCAACTGATCCGACCACAATTTTACTGACAATTACGGTATCTAATTATAGTGGGCAGACGGTACCAATGAATTTTGAATTACCAATGAATTAAATATATGTCATCACCAGCCACAACATTATCGCCGTTTATATTGGTCACCCCAGTTCTTCCTCCGGGTACAACGGTATTGTCTACGGATTCTTCGGTATTGCCGTTCATTATTAACGCTAGTTTAGATACAACGAGAATAGAAATAGGCATCTACAATACCGTTTATGGGGTTGATACTTACACTACAAACACCAATCAAAATCAGTTTACCTTAAGTGTACCTTTAATTCTTACGACAGCAAATACTAATGTACAGATAATTGGGCGTAATTATGATCCCACACAATTTCCTAACGGCTGGCTCGCTAGTACATCCGTAGCTCCAAATTTTGATTTTGCTGACCCCAACGGAAATGTTCAAGTGGTGTTGGGTACTTTAGTAAATAATCCTTTATCTTTAAATATCACATCTGGCACTACGGGAATCGTTCAACCATCATGGAATACCGCTATTCCAGCTAATATCACATATGTGAGCCTAGCTTATGGAACTTCAGTAATAGCTACACTCACAGCCGCTAATAATTTTGTAGCGGGACAATATGTTTACCTTACACGATTGACCAACGCTTCATTTTTGAACGGGCAACTGGTGGTAGTTTTACCGGGAGTAACACCTACTCAATTTCAAGTAGCTGTAATTAATACCCCTCTAACCTATTTGGCTCAACCGGATACGGGTTATGCCCAATCCATTACCCTAGATAATGGGGTTGTATGGACAAACATAGGGCCTATAGCTGTCACCCCCATTGTTAAATTTTCATTACTGGCGTATCAAAGTAATTTATCTATGGCGATTTCCCCGCCCTCTGGTATTACCGCTAGTAAAAATCAATCAGAGTGTTTAATACAGTGGGTTACTCCAAATTATCCGGGCTTCATCGGGGTCAGAGTGATGCTGTCTACTGATCCAGCTGGAATCAATCCCCCATACACTCAGTTTGGGGATTTAGTTTCAAACATCAGCAGCACCGCACCTACAATTATTGATACTGAAACCACCAGTGCAACCAATGTGTCTGAAGTTATTATTACCGGCATTGGTATTTTTAACAATGTCTTGACGGTACAAGCACAAAATACATTCACCCCGGGTACAGTGGTTCAGTTTTCTAATATAGCCAACGCAGATTTTCTTGATAATGAAACGGTCACTATATTGACGACCACACCGTCTCAATTCACAGCTAGTTATACATCTTTGAATTATCCTAACCCTACCACTTCATCCCTCTTTATTGCAGCAGATACAGGACAGGCTACAAGTATCGTATCCACAAACATTGTTACAAATACAAGCACAGTAATGGAGACAAATTATAGCAGTGTAGAGATTCCGTATACAACTATTAACAATTCCATATTTTATGCTCTGTTTTCCACGATAATTCAAGACCCAGGAACAAATACAATGTACGAGTCTGTGCAAAACGGACCTTTAACCTGCGGCTTTGTAAACCTACAACTGGCTAATCCTACAGATTTTCCCGTTCTACAACGCAAAGAAGACATTGCCGGTAGATTGATTACTCAAATTACTCGGCAACTTCCGAATTTGGATTTGTCACCCCGTTCAGAAATCCGTGATATGTTTATCGATCCTTTTTCGATTGAGCTAGCAAGTATGTCTGTGCGTGAATGGTTCGCCAGGGTTTCAGAATCTATCTCCGCTATTTCTCAAGTTGATAATGTTAGTGGAAACGGCGTATCCGACCCATTTCAATCATCACCATATAAACAACAAATCGCTAGGGCTTTTGGTTTATCCGCAATAAGCACTCAAACCCTTATCAATCAGCAGTTTGATTTATTGGGTGGGCAGGCTGGGTTAACTCGTTTGGGGGCTTCTACAGCTACCGGAGTTGCTACATTCTACGCCTATCAGCAACCGCAGTCCAGCATTACGATTCCCGAAGGGGCAGTGATCGCCACATCTCCGGATTCTAACACTGCCGCGGTGAGTTTCACTACTCTAGGGCAAGGGGTTATTAATTTATCTAATCTATCCGCGTTCTACAACTCCCAATCTGGCTGGTGGGGAGTAAGCGTACCCATACAATGTACGCAACCAGGTTCAATCGGCAATGTAGGCGCTGGTACAATTACTCAAACAGTCACAGGTGTTCAGGCTGGGGTGAGTGTTACTAATTTAACCGCCGCACAATACGGAACAGACCAAGAAACCAATGCTGCATTTGCTGCTAGAATTCAAGCTCGTTTGGTAACTGGAATTGATAATAGCTCACGAAATGGGTATTTGGTCAATGCTTTAAGCACTCCCGGTATCATTGGGGCTCAAATTGTGGCAGCTGGTGATTTGGACATGCTCAGAGACTGGGATCCTACTCGACAAAAGCATGTCTTTGGCTGCGTGGATATTTATGTGCGAGGTACTACATACTCAGAGCAAAATGAGTTTGTCCCATTTCAGTACGCCAACAACGGAACGTACGGCATCTATAATACCTATTCTTCACTCGTTTACCAAGCGGGGACACTTCAGTTTCAAATTCAAGGTTATAATACTTTGGCGTATCCTCCATACGATGGTGTGGAACTACTGGTATCTCGTTCATCTACTCAGAGTTTTTATCTGTCATTAGATAGAGCCCAATTCGTGAATAACACTGTTATTCTAAACCCCAATGATATAGCATATCAATATGCAGGTAACTCAATTACATATGCTAAGGTTGCGCTGAATATTAATAATGTTCCAGCCACAAATCAAGCCGCCTTAGCAGCTATCTCTGGTGCTTTGGTTAATACTTACACTTTTCAGTTGTTATTCCGTGAAAAATCAACTTTTATCCATGCTCCTGCGTTACAGCCTATAATTCAAGTGAATTCTATTACAGGGGAACCTACTCCTACTGGCACAGGCGTGGTTAATTCGAATATTGTGAGTTTGATTCATACATCAGATTTTTTACTCAACGGTGGATCAAACAACGCTGGGGATCTGGTTGAAGTAGCAATACAAAGTCAACCTATTACAAATGTTATTACAGCCAGCACTATGAATCCGGTGTTGATTGACACCGCGATGGATGTCCCCCTGAATAATAATGGAAATCCTTTGAATGTTTTATCTGTTCTTAGTCAGGATATGTCAACTTCTTATATTTATGGAACAGACTACACTATCGTTCCCTACGGTCCTTATCATCAGTATGGTTTGCAAGTTCTTACTTCTACTGTCGTAGTCACGGGAGTGAATATAAGTAATAATGTGATTACAGTCATAGCAAATAATGAGTTTGGTATAGGATCTTCTGTAACATTAAACGGGTTTACAAACTCATCTTTCTTGAACGGCCAAGTTCTTACAATCGCCACAGCAACGTCTTCATTTTTTACAGCTACCTTTACTTATCCCAGCTATGTCGGTATAGATAGCGGTACAGCGATGGGCAGCGCCATTCAAAATAATCAACAGGTATCTGTAACATATAACAAATTTGTCTTATATGAACGCCTGAACTTTGTAAGCGAAGAAACTCAGATACTTACCGGGTCTCTTCCTACTATGTTGGATAACGATGGTTTTGTATATAATGTATGGTTGCCTCAGAGTTACACAACTGGGATACCTACTTTTCCCGTTACTCAGCTTGGGTATTCTTTGCTACTTGATGGATGGGACGGGCAGTATAACACTATAGACGGTGGTTTGGATACAGGGGGTTCTTTAACTTTTGATCCATCTGGTCTAGTGGGTAATCAAGTTCCTTATGCCTCTAGATATATCAAGGTGACATATAATAATGGAATTTTAGATGTAGTGATGCAAGAAGGTTTAGATTTTACTTTAACCGTCGATCCTACAACAAAGGCAGCAACCATTACTCGTATTCTTACTGGTAAGATACCTGACGGCGCTACAGTTAATGTATCGTATTTTACCTTGGAAACTTTTACATTTTCTACCCAGTATCCATCTTTTGTACAAGTTTTAGCAACCGCCATCGCTCAAACTCAGTCTGCTTGTGCAGACGTAGCGATTAAAGCTATGGTAAGTAACCCTATTGATATTACACTTACAGTTACCCTTAACGCCAGCACATCTCCAGCAACTGTGGATCCTATTATTCGTACAGTCATTGATATTGTGCTAGATAACGCCGTAGGTACATTATATCAATCTGAGTTGATTACACAAATCCAGTCGATTACCGGAGTGCAAAATATTGAAATACCTCTTTTGAGATGCGCTAAATCTGATGGCAGTTATGATATCGGGGTTGTAATTCCCACAGGCACGAAATGGATTCCACTTTCATCTGACTCAGCTTTCGCCGGTATTAGTACCCCAAAAAATAGTTGGATTACAGCGGACCCCGTGCTGCCGGATACTACGATTCCATCTGGAGGGGCGGTGGATGCTATTGTAGATTTTCTTTATCAAGGACAGGCTTTTCAAAGAGCTTTATCTATTCAAAATTTTCTAACCAATCCTGTGACAGTTCAAAATATCGCTGTTCCTCCAGGTGCTACTTATGATACTCCCGGCTCATTTTATATCATAGGGCAGAATGATGAGATTAGTTCCACGGTGTCTTTACCCAATTCTTATTCTCAAAGAATTATCGCTACAGTCCCTGAAAATATTTTGAATCCGTCTTATTATAGTTACTTCTGTACTTATCAAGTTTATAATGAAGGGGGTGCGTCCGATGTAACTGTATCGCCCACAGAATATCTATCCCCCGGGACTGTTACGATCGCATATCAAATAGCGGGGCAATAATGGCTAATCTTATTAATAATAACCCAGATTTACTATATATCCGTAGCCGAGAAGATTTACTACAATTTTCTGACAGTCGGCTGAACTCACTTTTACAAGCTGTGGCGAATTTTTACACTACTCGTAATGACCAATCTACGTGGGGTAATTTTCTTCGAGCCTTGGCGGATGAGCTAGCAACCCTAGATTATGATTATGCCTATGATATCGTCAATAAAAGTCCCAGCTTTCTCACTCCCACGGATATTCGTCGCCGCTGGGCAGCACCTTTGTATGTAAGTTCTAACTGGCCCAGCCAAGGGCAGTTTGATTTGGCGTTTAAAGCCATGCTCGTAGAGTTGATTGCCGCTTATCAGCAAGGCACCACAGTGGCAGCTATTCAAGATGTAATTTATGCCTACACAGGTATTGATATTCAGGTACAAGAATTGTATAAACAGATAGGGAACGGAGTTTACGATCAATCTGATAGGAATTCTCTTCTGGTTAGTGTGAATGTGGGAAATGCGGGTTCAAATCCTCTTACAACTATTACATCTCTGGCACAGCTTCAAACTATCATTCAAAGTTTATATACAGCCATTGATCTAGCAAAACCAGCACATGTGGGGTTGGAATTTACTACAGTATTCAGTGAAGGGGAGCAATTGGACTGCATACTAAGTCCAACATACTTGACCCAGCAGCAGTACATTACAATGACCCAGGGTGTACAAGCGTACTATGTTAAAACTGGGTATGTTCCGACCAATCCCCCATTATTTTGGTTGGGAAATACAACCTATTTATTAAATAGTTTGGTTCTAGATTCGAATCAAAATTTTCAGTTAGTGACCGGTTCTACAGGATTGGGGGAGACAGGGGTTACTGTACCAGTTTGGAATACCTTATCAGAAGGTACGACAAATGATAATCAACTCACATGGACAAATATTTCCCCCGCGGTGACAAGTATTGAAATACAAAACAATATAGTTACTGTTAGCCTTAATTTTTCTGCCCCTTTGAGTTTGGGAAATATAGTTACTTTGATAAATTTGGGGTACGCTACTTTTTTGAACGGTGTAGCTCTTACTGTACTCTCTGTAACGGGTAATACTTTTACAGCTGCCTACAATTATATCAACTCCCCGCCAAATTATGGACCTACTACCGAAACTCAAGGTACCGCAACTTTTGTTTTTCCGCCAGTGATTACAGCGACTCAGTGGCTTGCCTTACCGTTACAGTGGCAGGCGTTATATCAGTTACAGTACACAAATGAGAATTGTCAATCTACCGGAATTAACGATATCTTGCGAATTTATGTGCGCCAAGTTGAAACTCCACCGTGGGGACCGATGTTGATACAAGCTCCTGTGCTAGACCCAGCGAATCCGTCTACTACAATTGCGGCGTATGGAAGATTATTAAGTCCTACGCTTACACCGAGCGCCTGGTCAATATTGCCTAATATTTTTGTAGATGTAACAAGCGCCTATTCTGATGGTATGAACGCTACCTATACTTATATTCCTCGCACTCAATTTCTCCATGATGGGGAACAGCTAACCATAACAGGGTTTACAAATCCAGCGTTAAATGTAACCGCTAGGATACATAAGGTTACAAATTTAGTTGCCAATGTGACGGGAGTAAATATCACTACTATGGGCTCGCCTCCTGTTAGTACTTTAACTGTAAGTACCGACTCTAATTTTTTATACCCAGGGGCTATTGTTAATTTTGCTAATACCGCTGAATCTTTTTTGAATGATACAGAAGTGGTTGTACTTACCGCCAGTCCAACAGGATTTACCGCTATTGCGCCATTGAGTGCTCCAACTTCTTATATTAATTCAGCGGATACAGGTACAGCAGAGGTTACGTCCTTTCAAATACCTTTAGCTCAAGTTATAGCATTGGAAACTCAGGACGGAACATCGGCAGGGTTAGTAACCCCAACTCTGCAATCTGCGTATTACTACTCGGACGGAAATTATATACTAGGGCAAGCTCCAATTAATACAACAGGAGCGGGACAAGGAGAAAGCTGGAATCCTGGGGAGAGTGTGTTTATCGGACAGTTGATTGTAGATTCTAATGGATACACTCAAATAGCCTTAAATAGTGGAACTACAAATTCCGTTAGTCCTATTTGGTCTACAGAATTAGACGCAACTACTGAAGATAATGGTGGTGGTGGGTTTGACCTAGTTCGTTTACCTCATCCTATTATTACATCACAAGGAGTTACATGGCAAAATTTGGGTATGAGTACATTATCTGATCCAAAAAATTGGGTCGGTATATTGAATTTTAATGTAGAAATAATTCCTCCAGCACTTGTTCCTTTTACCGGAGAAGTAGGTAATTGGGACATTCTACATCTTTATGGTTTAGTTGCTCCCAGGCTTTCGCAGACTTGGGAGATATCGGGTGATCCGCAGGATCAAGATTTCATATTTGGGCTTTTTTAGCTAACAAAATCTTAAATAGGATGATAAAAGCAACTAAAATCGCTTATGTAAGCCCCCCACATGGAGAATTGGTTCTTACCCTAATCCATGACGCTAATCCCCGCGCGACCCTCACTTTAGACTTGGGGATTCCCAATTTCACCGTTTTTTCTATGACCTTACCTCTAGCTGAAGGGGAACCTAAAGCTATGTCAGAACTCATAGCGGAATCTGTCCATGTGCTCCTGGATGAAGTAGCCTCTTTTATGCTTAGCATGGAATATGAAGATGCAGTAATCAAACTTATTTATGCAACTGTACTTACATGTTTTAAGGGCATGAGTCAAGAAGCGGATACATCTAAAGAACAAGATGAATCGGGACAAGATCCAACGGTGAAAATGTTTGAAGGAACATTCGATATTCCGATGGACTTCATCAATGAAACTCAGCGCAAGGTGGTTACAGCTTCCACATCAGCTACAGCATCGTCAAAAATACGCCGTGATCCACCAACTCGTCATATTGAGTTTACTTACTCTCCGAAAGAGAAGATCAAAGCTATTGATACAGCGCGTGTTATACGGCAGTATAGAAATCGCAGCCTCAAGCAGCAACCTCGTCCTATGTATGTAATCGTGTATAATCAAATGGGTAGACCCACCGGTACTATTCTCGTTGGCCCCGGTAAAAATTTCAAAAATGAACTGCTGCATAAGATGAAAAAGAGCAGTGTGGATTTTACTGAGCCCGTAAGTTTTGTCAATGAACAAGAAATGAAATCGTCTCCGCTTAACGGTATTCCCCGCACTATATCTGTTGGCGGAATGACTTACCAACCGGAGTCTGTTTCTGGGGGAGATATGTGTTTGTATCACGGACCGCAAGATTACATCGTCAAGTTCGTAGATGGTCGTTCCCAAATATTCCCCGGTCGCCCCACTTTCCGTAAAATGCGGCAATTAAATTTCCCCGTACCCACTAAACGATATCGCTGGACAACTATTCCAGAAAATTATTTGAAACAGCCAAAACCTCATATCCCCGAAGAAGAACCGAAAGAAGCGGCCTATGAGGATTCAGAAAAACTAAAAAATACAGTTCAAGCAGAATCGGTGGATAAGGTAACAAAAGATTTAGTGTATTTAAAACCTATGAAAACCTATGATGATTTAGTACCCTTGGATATTTTGAAGAAACGACTTCTGCGAGATAAGTTAGCAGATAGACCTATTTTTGAAGGTAAGATGGTAATTGACCGTATTGGGCATAGGGGAGTATATGAAGGTCAATTTAAATTGATCATCCCACAGTATTTTATTCGAAGATATGGGGTACAGCGTGACGATGGTACTTTTTCAGTGTATCATTTAAGAAGGGATGGAAAAGCAAGGCGCGTAGGCTTACGCCCTGTTCCAGCGGAAGAATTTCGAGAGGCAAAACCCATTGGAGAAGATGATGCAAACGCAAGTGGAGCTGTATAACGAAGCAACAAATGAATTTAGAGTTTACTGGCTGGTGGACATGGATCATGAGACTCAATCCTGGCTAGTAAGAGGTCGCAAACTAGCCGTAGCATGGTTGAATTCTTCTCAAGACATAGATTTAGGCGGTTTTGCACCATTATGTGTATCCAGAGTTTTTATAACGATACCCGATGACGCGGATTTACCACCAAACGCTCGTAAACTAACTTTATGGACACAGTTAGAGGGCGATAGTATGTATGCACTGAATAAAGTGTGTCCTTATATCGGAACGGTTTAAAAAATGGTTTATAAAGAGGTTTCAATGCCAATTCAATATAAAGATGAGTTTTATACACAAAAGCCACCTATCGACTCGGGTTATATTCGTATCATGAGGGCGGATACCGGAGAAATTCTCTGGCAGCAAAAAAATGTCATAACGAATACCGTAAAATGGCTTTTTGCACGGCTCATGGCAAATGCCCTTCCTAACGCTCCGCAGCCGCCCTATACGCTAGGGCAATCTGGGGTGTATGCTGACCCCCTTTATGGCATCTGGGGGCTTGCAATAGGCTCTGGAAGCCCTAGCTGGGCCCCTGAGACGCAACCTGACCCGACTCCTACTCAAACCGCCTTGATTTCTCAATTCCTGCGTAAAAAGTTGACCCGTATCAATTATGTGGACACGAATTTTACCCCATTGAACACATTCAGTACCATGGTTGATTTTCAAACTACGGTAAATGCGACCACAGATAATATCACGCAAGCAATTAGAGAAATGGGATTGATTGGAGGCGGGACTTTAATTGGAGCAGGGGGACAACCCACTGACATGCAAACAGCTCCATATTTTAATCCTACGGGAACCCCCCCAGGACCAGCTGATAGCGTAGTGCTTATAAACTACAAAACACTGCCACCATTGATTCTTCCGAGCGGAGTTGATATAATTTTCAGCTGGATCCTACAATTTTGAGAACGGTAAGTACTTAATTATGGATTCTCCAGAATATATAGATGATTGGGGGCTTTCTCCCAAAGATATAGCTACCATCAAACGCGCCGTGCAAGACGCTAATGATGGGCTCACTTATACATTGATCCCGGGATCCTCATTGAGATTTCGTTGCAATCCCTGCGGTAGAGAAGCAGATATTGATGAAAGGCCATTTCCCCACAAATTAAATTGTCCTATGAAAAAGTCAATACACCGCTAAAACGGGGGGCTTCCGCTTGGCAAGTTCAGGTGAATTATGAGAGTACAACAAAAAATGCCCGCTCCTATTCGTATATACACACAATTGGGTTGTGCGCCCTGTGACGCTACGAAAAAATATTTCCAAGATCGTGGTGTACCCATTGAAGTGGTTATTGTAGATGAACTCCTAAAACAAGGTATTGCTCGTTCTCTAGAAGTAAAAGAATTACAGACTCCTATTACTATGTGCTACGCTGGGGAAGCAACTCAACTCGTTATTGGATACAGTCCGGAAGCTTTTGACAAATTTATCGAAGATTCTAAAGATTTCAAGATGCCACATGTTTTGTAGTATAATGATAGTGTGGAAGAATCTACAGTAGTAGCGCCAACAGTAAAAAATCTTATCTCGGAAAAATCCGCCGATCTGCGTGACCATTTCCCCTTTAACACTATACGGGAAAATCAAAACGAGACTCTAGATAAGCTTGCAATCTGGAATAAAAGCAATAAAAAATTTTTCATTCTTGAGGCGGCCACCGGGTTCGGGAAAAGCCCAATAAATATCGCGGAAGCATCTTGGGCTAAAACATCAAAAGGACAATTTAAACCTGGTGCCTACATTCTCACCCCTCAAAAAACTCTAGCCCAACAATATATGACTGATTTTGAACCTTTGGGTTTAGTTGAACTCAAAGGGAGAACCAATTACACCTGCGCGAGCTGGTCAAAACAAATGGGGGATAGAGTAAATTGTGAAGATGGGGCATCTATGAATGAAGCCCAGAGAAAGAAGATATCCGATCAAGATAAAAATCCTTCAGAGGAGCCAGACAATTTCGTGGATCAAAATCCCTCTCCAGAGGAGCCAGACGATTTCGTGGATCAAAATCCCTCTCCAGAGGTACGTTGTGGTTCCTGCCCATACCGCATTGCTAAAGATAAATTCATGCATTACCCTTTTGGTACAACAAATTTTGCATACTATTTGTACGAATCAAACCTCTCTGGTCAATTACCAAGAAGAAATACACTAATTTTAGACGAGGCTCATAACACAGAAGAACAAATTTTAGGCTTAACGGAAACAGTAATTACTCAAAAAGATTGTACTAAAAATGGTGTATCTGAAAAACTTCCCATTTTTAAAGATAATGATTCAGATGCGGTTATGCTTTGGCTTGATAATATTTTGGTGCCCGCTATTTCTAAACGATTAATGCATCTGGCTTCGCAGCTAACATCTGAAAAAAACAGAGTAGCATTAGACGCGGCAAGAAAAAAATCAGCACTGGAGAATTTTATTTTACGCTTGAATTTTTTTCGTTACGCAAAAGATAAAAGTGAGTGGTTTGTTTGGTCCGACTGGAATGAACAATTTAAACAGGGTACAGGAGATTTGTGTATTAAGCCTTTAACCGCACGTTTATTTGCGCATGATCTTCTGTTCTCTAAAGCCCAAAAAATATTGATTACATCCGCTACGATTCTTGATCCCAATACTTTCATGCGTAGTTTAGGGATACATCCAAACGATGCAGAGTATCTTTCTATTGGTAGTGAATTTCCCATAGAAAATCGTCCTCTATTTTATTGGCCGGTAGGGAATATGCGCCAAAAAGATATTAAAGAAACTCTCCCAAAAATGGCAGAAGAGGTAGAAAAAATTTTAAAGTACGCTCGATATTCAACTAAAAAAGGAATTGTACACACACAATCCTATTACATCAATAATTATTTGGTGCGATATTTGCGGGATAGAGGACTTGGGAATAGAATTATAACTCATGATTCGAATTTTGGAGCAAGGGAAGAAGCGCAATTTCAACATATAGTAGCTAGAGAAAAAGACCCTACTATTTTATTTTCTCCGTCTATGACAGAGGGGCTCGACCTTAGGGAGGATTTAAGTCGATTGCAAATAGTTTGTAAGGTTCCTTATCCAGCGCTTACGCCGTACAATAAAGCTAGAATGCAACGTGACCCTGCATATTATAAATGGCAAACCGCTTTAAAACTGGTTCAGCAAACCGGCAGAAGCAACCGAAGCGCAACTGATCGTTCCCATACTTTTATACTAGATTCTGGCTTTAGTACTTTTATTCAAAAAAATAATCATATCCTACCCAAGTACTGGCTCGATGCGATCCACTGGTAAATATTTTTTAACACGCTGAAAACAAAAGGTTTAAAAATATACTTTTTCGGTATTCCTAATGTATACTAGGAGTGGAGGGAACAACACCCCTATGATTACATCTTTGGACAAAAACAATCTCAAGACTCTACGCAGCGCAATGGAATCCGCTCTGGAGCAGGTAACCAAGCAATATGGTGTGAAGTTCCGTGTTGGCAGCGCCCGATTTTCTCCTGATGCGGCAACCTTCAAAGTTGAAGTGGCTACCGTTTCTACCGATGGAGTAGTCAACACCAAGAAAGTGGCTGAATTTAAGCATTGTTGTCATCAATACGGCTTGAAGGAAGAGCACCTTGGGGTTTACATTACCTATAATGGGATGCAGTATAAAATTAGCGGACTATCCCTCAGTTCGTGGCGTTATCCCATCCTTGCCGATCGTATATCTGACGGCAAAACCTTCAAACTTCCGGAAAGCGCAGTTGCCAGTTTAACATCCGTTGTTTCGCCTTCTTTTGGGGCTTGTCAGAATACAAGCTGCGCCGGTTTGGCTTCTGAACGGCGTAAGATCGGCGGCAAGGTGGTTACTTTGTGTGAATCCTGCGCAATCCTGCACGATGAAGCGATGGCTGAATTGAAATCCGAAGCAGCGGGGAGTTAAGTATGGCAGCTAAAATTTGTTGTACACCAGCAAGTATCGTATGCCCGGAATTCTCGGATTTTTCCGATTACAAAGTATATAATGCCGCGTGCGAGAAATATGTTAAAGCTACGCAAGAATGGACGAAAGCGAACGGCTCTAGCGAATGCGCCGGAGAGATTATTTTCTTTGGTGTAGGTGACGGCAGTGCGCGTTATGTCGTTTTTTCACTCAAGCCAGTGAAATTAATTCACCTGGATGATGGGGATTCGTACCATTTTCCATACGCCCATCTTTTGACCGCGAAAGCTGTTCGTGAAGAAGTCCGCAGAAACAAGGGGGAGTGATGACAATAGAAGAACGAGCTGATTGGATAGAAGCAAAGATGCAGGCTAATTGCAGAAGTCTGGACGATCATAGCTGCATTGAATATGGATTAGCTCTGCTTTGTGCTTTAGCCCATCTAAACTATACTGATGAGCAATGGGAACAAGCTGAGAAATTAATTCAATCAAATTAGAGGCATGAAACGACCAAGAAATGTTGATCCCAACGATAGGCGGAGCCCGATGCAGCGATTGTTGGAGGGGAAAACAACGCAATGACAATCTACTATAAACTCACGACACAAGAAGGAATGACCCAAAACAATACCCAATGGGGCGAGAATGTAACTCATGAGGCTACGGGAGACATTGAGCAAGATTTATGCTCCAATGCATGGATACATGCGTACACCCATCCCTTACTCGCCATACTCATGAACCCGGCTCATGCGATGATAAAAAATCCCATCCTTTGGGAAGGAAATGGAGAAGGGGAAGCAAAATTTGAACCCCTTAAGTGCGGGTTCAGAAAGTTTACTACGCTTCGACAAATTCCTCTTCCCGAAGTAACCAATGTTCAAAAGGTAGCCTTTGGTATTCTCTGTGCTAAAGAAATAAATACGGACTCAAGTTGGAACCAATGGGCAGATAAGTGGTTAAGCGGGGAGGATCGTACTAAATCTTCTGCTTATTATGCTGCTTATGCTGCTGCTTCTGCTGCTTCTGCTGCTTATGCTGCTTCTAATGCTGCTAAGTATGCTGATGCTGCTGCTTATGCTGCTTATGCTGCTTATAATGCTGCTTCTAAAGGCAAAGAATTAGATTTTGTTTCGATTGCCCTTAAAGCCATGGAGGTGAAATGATGAGTAAACAGGCGGGGTTGATGCGTGAAATGGTGTGTTCGAAAGGGGATGTAATTCTAAAAAAAGAGAGTGATCTGCTGGTCAAAGATACGAAATTGACCACTTTATTTTTCCATATCTTCAATTGTGGTGAATGTAAAAAACCCGCACATTTCGGTTTGACTTTGATGGCTTTGGCTGTAAGGGGTGCTACGGATATTGCTTTAGAAGAAGTCGCTGGACAAGGATATCAGGAGATTGTGAATGAAGAAGCTGGAGAAGCTGGAGCAGCGAGAAGCTGAAAATTTGGTGGTTATGCTTTTAGGATGCAAGCTACCTCTGACTCACGAGGCACTTAAAGCTGCGTATCGAAATGCTGTGAGACGCCTTCGCCCTGACTTAGCCAACAATAAGCAGAATGACGAAGAATTCATTCACATGAAGGATTTGTATTCAGCGTTGCTGGATCAAGAGCCGATTTGGGCGTTTGTAGACAGTCTTCCCTTAACAAAAACTGTCGAAGGTACTCCCCTAAATGACCTGGGTTTGGGTCTGGGTTCTCGAAAAAACGGAACTGATTGCAAGGATTGTAACCACAAAGGGTACACAGAACATCATCCTACGGGCTACCAGCGCTGCTCTTGGTGTTTTGCGGGGTTTGCCTACTCGCAACCTTGTCTACGCTGTAGCGGCACTGGAAATGGCCCTAAGCAGGTTCCTAATACTTGTCCCCAGTGCCTGGGTCGGGGAATTAAGGAATTTTCTCGTGTTGTGCGGTGCGGACAATGCGATGGAAGCGGCGGGAAGCAAATTAAAGAAAAGGCAGTTGAATATCACACCTGTTACAAATGCTTAGGAACGGGTGAAATTGAAATTTTCAATCCAGTGATTCCAAAAGGGGTTTTAATAGGAAAAGAAAGGTAGAAAAATATGGCGGAACATATGAATCAAACAGTAGAGCCAGAGTTGGATGGTTTCAATCGCATGGGTAAGCCGCTCAGTGAACAAGCAAGGAGCGCAGCCTATGAGCATTGTAAGGCAATGGGACTTAATTCAGCGCGGGCGTGGGAATGCGTCAGCTCAATAGCAAATCAACTGGAGCATGATAAGCCTTATGAGGCTCAAGCTGCCGGGATGAGGTTTCTCGATTTGACTGGAACCTATCGCCTGATGGCTGTTCTACTAACAGCATAGCAAAAGAAGGGTAGAAAAATATGGAGAGAAACTAAATGATAGTCACCATCTTGGCATACAAGTCGGACGGCGTGGATGTCTGCCATGGCTGTGTCATGGCACACTATTCCTCGGACTTTCAATGGAAATCCTCTATGGATCGAGGAGAGATCGCCGAGTTCCTCGCGGGTCTCATGTTCGACAACAAGCATCTCGACACAAACGAGGGCGGGTACGAATTCACGTTCCTCTTCAACGGCGAAGAGAATAATGGTGAATGGGATTCGGCCGTCCTCAGAAGTGAGATAGAGGAGAAAGCCACAGCGCTTTACAATCTTAAGGAGATCGACTTCCAACGGAAGGACGCCGAATCCAAGAAGCGATCCGCCGACAATGTTGGGCAAGAGGCAAATGGTGGAATCGTTAGTATTCAATAGACATGCTTCCTACGCGTCGTCAAAAAAAGCGAATCCCTAAAGCAAAAGATATTGTTCTGATGATGCGAGCCTTATCCGCATGTATTCCTATGCACGCTCGTCCGAACCATGGTTTGCGCGAGTCTTTGAAAGGGGTTGTAAACTACCGTTTTCAATGCATTACCTATGATGTGGATTGGACGGTTGATGTATATCATGGAGATTTTTTTGTTGTAGGGGCTCGCAATTTTAATCAACCCTGTCCTTCGGTGTCATCTGCTATTAAACATTTGCGGCGTATGTTAGGATTAAAGTAATGCTCATTCCTCTCGCTATAAACACAGAAGACGATATCAAAGTCATTTTAGCCCATCAAACCCTTATAACTAAAACAGCTCAAGCAGAATGCGTGCAAGAAGCATTGATCGATGGTGTACCTAAAGCCGCTGAACAATACATAAAAGATGAATCTAAAGTGTTGGAGAAATACGCCAGGTACCCCACTCTTACAGAATACAGCCTTATGCCCAACGCCTCCAGCGCATTTAAATGGGGGGCTACTTTTGGGGTTACAGCGTTAGTAGGTATTTTGATTCTTGACGCTACTAAGCAATTGTTTGATGAAAAACCCGATTTAAAAGATGCGTATTTGCGTTATTTGATACAACTGGATGACCGACAAAAAACAATCAATTTAAACGACAAAGTAACTAAAGTATTTACTGTATTATCTGAACATTTTGGGATTATCTGGGGAAAAAATGATACCATATCGCTTACAGTTGTAGGTCGGAGAGTACTGCTTCATTTGATAGATGCTCAAAAATTTGTTGAAGAGATCATTGAAGCTCATTCCCATTTACAGCCTAAAATCCCAGATACTAGTATTTAAAGAAATGAGGAAGGTATATTTAGCAGCTCCATTTGAGTGGATTGATCGAATGAAAGTATACGCACAAGAATTGCGTACACTAGGGTTTGAAGTAACTTCTCGTTGGCTAGATGAGCAATATAAAGGCGGGGAAACGGATATAACAAATGAAGACGGAGGCACCCAGTTAGATAAAAAAGATATTGCTATCAGTTACGCGATCAGAGATATGCGAAATATTCTTGCGTCTGATATTTTAATCGAATTTAATCCTGGAAAAGCTCTGGTGCGAAATACCCGTTTAGCAGAATTTGGAGGCGCTCTCTTTTTAGGGAAGCAATGTATTGTAATTGGTCCTGAAAATCCAAAATATAGAGACCATATCGATACCGTTTTTATATTTTTGCAGGGTGATGCGCTCCCCGATGATTTGAAGGCCGCTGGCATTAAACCAGTGAAGCATTTTCATACTTGGGAAGATTTTAAACAAACTATATGAGCGTGAAGAAAACCGGTGTAATCGGAGTAGAATATCCCACCACCCCGCTTCTTTTAGAGCGAACTGTAAAAATGCACAATATTTTGATCGGCAACGACACTACACAGATTCGTTTTGCTGAGCAATTTTTGTCTACCGTACACAACACCAAAATTTACCATCAGGAAATGCCTGTAGTTAACGATAGTCATCTTTTAGGTAAAGATGAACCTCAACTATATCTTGTAGAGCGTTCCGGCCTTATCGATATATCCCCACATGTTAAAACAAAAACAGGCATTTTTTCCACTGATATAATCCGGAAAGGTAGCACTGGCGTTCACGCTATTGTTCGTTTTGCGGCCCAACTTTTAGATATTAAAAAACCCGATAAAATTATAACTCAAAAAATAGCTGATGAAATTGTAGATGACATTTATGATATAAAAGCAAGTATTTGGTGGGCCGCTTGGCTTTTAAGCGGATCAGTGGTAGAAAAGAATAAATGGGTAAGACCTTGGGAAAATTGGTTAACTTGGATGCCAAGGGATGAAGACCCCAGGTATCGACTTAATTCCCTTTACTGGGAGTTAGTAATGTGGGTTTTTGCGGCCTTAGGAGACGAACGTGGATACAAAAAAACAAAAGGGCGCTGGAACCAAAAAAAATTTGAAAATTTAATACAATTAGCTTTGCCTAAAGATAGAGTTTACAGTAGCTTAGAGGTGCTTAGTATATGGCGAGAACGCCAATATGACCCATATATTTGTATAATGAAAATATCTCAAATTTGGCGATAATTTTTTGACTATGATACTCTTAGATATGTCGTTTGGTTACTAAGATAATCAAGCGGCATATTTGATTAATACAGCCAAGTGCAGTATTATCATGCTATGGGGATTTTTCCCCGAGGAGAAACACAGTGAATAAATTCGCTAATATCTTTGCGGTAATCGTCCTCATGGTCGGTGTCGCTTTTGCACAAACTACTCCAACCACAACTGCTACTGAGTATTATGGTAGCCACTTCGCTCCCTATGTTGAAGGTTTTATCACTAATACCCCCACATCCAATAACACAGTAAACGGCAGCGTAGGGGCTGGTGTGGAATCTAACTATGAGCATCTGTACGTGGATGCTAATGGTCTTTTCAATACAACCCAAGCTACAGGCGGTGGGTACTCTGGTAGTTTTACAGCACAAGCCTATGCCAAGTTCGGATATGTATTGCTCGGCGGGGGTGCTAGTTTTGTAGAAAACTCAAACAGTTTTAGCACTTACTTCAATCATTGTGAAAAAGCGGGTGTAAAGGGTTGCGCTGTACTAGTCCAAAATTCCGCTAATCCATTCGTGGGTGGTGGTGTTCAAGTTGGTCGTTTGCGCTCTATCTTTACTTACACAATTCCTGCGGCTAATGCACTTCCTGGACAACAGCAATTCAATGTTAATACAGAATTCGCTGCAACCAAGCATATCCGTGTTGTAGTACCTGTACAGTTTACAACGTATTATGATGGTATTGTAAGCCCCACGCATTCTGCAACTGTCGGTCAATACGGCGGCGGTGTAAAGTTGGTGTGGTAATTGTACTTGTTTCTTCCCTAAGCCCCGGATCAAACCGGGGCTTTTCTTTTTGCCTATAATCCCTGCAAAAGCAGTATTAAACCTAAGCAGGAAATTATGGCTACAAGCAAGTCTAAAATCGGGCGTGAAGAGTTAGTATCTAAAGTTCAAAGTAGACTCAAACTCAAAACCAAGAAGGAAGCTGATTACATCATAAACGAAGTAGTAGCGGCCCTTGAGTCTACTCTTTTAAGTAACCTCCAAACAAAAGATTTCACCTTGAAGCTGAGTTCCTTCGGGAAATTTACAGTACGGCATAAAACCGGCATTGTAAGATTCATCCCATTTACCCGTGAAGTAAAACAAACAAAGAATAAAAGAAAGATTAGATTTACTCCATTGGGAGAATTGCGGAGAGCGGAACCAGAACCTGAAAGTGATCCTGTGAATTCAAAAAATGATCCAAAAGACAGTAGTAAATAAAAGTAGGAGAGATACAAATATGCCAATACAACAATTTGATGATGATTTCGAAAATTTACCCGTTCAAAGCACAACCAAAAGTGCTGCTGCGGCTGCCCCCGCGGTTTCAACCAAAACACATACACAAAAACCAGTAGAAAACGAAGAAGAAGAAACACCAAAACCAAAAGTAAGTGATGATGAAGATCTTGCTACGGATTTTGACGATGAAAAAGTATATGCCCGTACGGGACAACTCAATCAATGCAGACCTGACAAGGGTAAAGCAGCACGATTCGCTTTCATCCCTAAGGATTGGTTTGCTCCACAAACAGCCAAGAACCATTTCATTGAGACGCTGGATGGCAAGGATGTAAAGAAAGGCCGCTATCGTTGTTTAACTCCTATGGGAGCGAATGCAGAGCCTCAATTTTGCTGCGTGGCCGTAGATAAAGATGGTGATGTAGAAGTTGTAGCTTTGGTTGTACGATACACAAACGCTGACCCTGTATCTGGGAAGTATGTTAAGGATGCAGAAGGCAATTGGCCGCCTATTGAGTTTGAGATTCAATTTGTACGTTTGTCTCAATTTAACATGCGCCAGATCAAGAAACTTCCTGATGAAGATAGCGATCCTTTCAAGATCGATATTGTAATGACAAATGCTGAGGGCAGGGCATTTGGTTATGAATTTAACCGTAAGTCTAACGCCCCGCGCTGGATGGGGGATCAAGCAAAGATCGATGAAGTTAAAGCAGCGGCTCAAAAGTTTATCAAGGATAACGGAAGGAAGTTGCGCTCTAAGCTCGGTCAAAAACTCAATTTAACAGAATGGAAAGCGCTTCTCTCCAAGCGAGTCGGAGAAAGTAAAATAGAAAACCTAGAAGAGCTATAAAACGAGGAGAAATTAAAGGGGTCGGAAATACTCCGACCCTATTTTTTTGAAGATATGCTTATCTGCGGATTAGACTTTGAAAGTTCGGGCTTAAAAATCGAAACAATTGGTGTTACAGAAGTTGGTATTATCATATGGGATACAGTAACTCGTTCCCCTATCCGATCATTCTCTACAATTGTAGATCCCGGGCCTGATGTTATTTGGGAACCTGGCGCATTAGAAGTAAATAACCTCACTCCAGAGATATGCCGTGATCTAGGCATGCCGGATGAGGAAGCAGCTAGAAGGTCACTTCGCTGGTATGGTAGTTCGGATGTAGCTTGCGCTCATAACGGCAATAAATTTGACCGCCCTCTGTTAGAGAAGTGGGCTAAAAAATATAACTTGGATTGGCAACCCAGTAAAGTATGGATAGATACAAAAACTGATTTGGAACTACCAATAGGTAATAGCAATCGTTTGATTTACATGGCAGCAGATCGAGGATTTTGTAACCCTTTTCCTCACCGCGCTATTTTTGATGTTATGACTATGTTAAAGGTACTTGACCATTACGATATTGATAAAGTAATGGAAATGGCCAAAAGTCCTAACCTTACTGTTAAAGCTCTTATCACTTTCGATCAAAATCAAGCGGTTAAAAATCGAGGTTACCACCCAAACTGGGAAACTAAACCCGATGGTTCAAAAGGTAAATTTCTTTACTGGTCCATGCCAATTAAAGAGTGCAAGTTAGACGCAGAGCGAATAGCTGCGCGAGCCGCGGGTTTTGAAATTGAGGTAATCTAGTGGCGAAAGAAATTCTTGTTATTCCTAATATTCCAGCTCCTATGGTAATGGATCAATGGCTGGTTTTTGGTTTGGATTTATCTTTATCCCGCACCGGCTGGTCAGCATTGCATGTGAAAAAAACATCCGATCAAACCGAAGCAAAATTTTTAAAGATAGGTTCTATCAAACCCGAATCTACTAAAGCACCAGTTTGGGTTAGAAGTAAATTAATAGCTAAAGGGTTGATGGATACACTTCTAACTCCCGCAGTACGGAAGATTTTGAACACACCAAATACAGGTGTGTTATTTGTTTTTGAAGCCAGCACCCCAAAAAATGATTTCTTAAACGGTATCTCTCAAGTTGTTCGTTCGGAATTTTTTACCGATCATGCGCTTGTTTCTTACATGGAAAATACCCCAGATAAAGGAGACATGCATACCTGTAATAGTCCGGAATGTTGTTCCGTCGATGCTAAATATATTTACACTTTATTAGTTAACGCCAGCACTCTTCGTAATATGATGCACCTTACTCAAAGAGGGGTTAAAAACAAGAAAGAAAACATCGCCAGGGCATACGATTTTTTAAAAAAAGATGAATTTCCAGAAGTGGATAGTGATGCTTGTGATGCTGTTCTATTGGCGATGGTAGGCCGTTATGTCTGTTCTATTTTCACAGGATTTCCGAATGAGGTTCCTGGTGTTTTCCTGGACAAACTTTGTGATTCAAAACAAGAAATAAAAGGTAAAGGGCGCAATCAACACACTATCACTAAGGGTATATTGTATAGACCGGAATATTTTTACGCCCACCAGAATCAAAAGAGAACCTTACTCCTTAAAGACGCCAGTCAACCAGTAAAAAAGCTACAGAAAATATGGTTTGAAGTATAAGTCAGTATTAAACTAACAGTCCAACTTAAAACCCATCGGGTAAAGCAGAGACTCAGAGGATATAATGCCAAAAAAAACAGCTCCCATAGACACCCGCAATTTAACAGTTGAAGCCCGTCGAGAACTTTTTCTTAAAAGCAGAGAAGAAGATAAACCAGATTTTCAAGTACTCACCAAAGATTATGTAGATGAATTGACCCCTTACGGGTTGATCACATTTGATACTGTATTAGGCTTGGGCGGCATCGCTCGCCGCGGATGTGTGTCGCAGATACACGGCGACGAAGGCGTTGGCAAGTCCACTCTCACCTATACCATCGCTAAAAATTATCAAGAATATACTGGAGAACCATTGGGTATATTTGATTTTGAGGGCACAGGTAGACCCGCTTACTTGGAACGCATTGGATGTGACCTAGATATGGTTAAATTGATTCAACCCATTAGCATGGAAGAATCTGTCAAGGAAACCATTCGATTGATCCGGCAAGGTTGCCGTTTCTTCATTTATGATTCGATTCCTTGCATGAACTCTATGGTAGAGGAAACCGATATTATGAGTGGCAAAGTGTTCAAAGCGAGCTATGGTAAACAAGCTCAAGTCATGGGAAATTTCTATCGAATTTTACGCCCCTATGTTCAACAAGCAGACGGGCATATGTTCATGGTTAATCAAACCAGGGCTCGTATTGACGACAGCAATGAAGCAAAGTATGCCAATGATTACAGCTATACAAATAAAACATACCAGCTTCCAGGAGGACGTATTTCCCGCTTTACCCCATCCGTGATGATCGAAATGCGCATGGTAAAAGAAGTAAAACCCTATGATGGAAAACCTGGTATAACACCGGATAAAGATGGTTTCATTGTAGAGTCCGCTACTCCTGAGACTAAAGATAAACCATGTGTCAATAGAGTAAGAGTCCGTACCCTAAAAAATAAAGTAACGGGCGCTGGGTTTCGTGAGGGGTTCATTTGGGTTCGTCCAGCAACTCATCCTTGTCCTGGTATTGATGATCTGATGAGTGTGCGTGAGCTGGCGCGTCATTATGGTTTCATTCAAAATAAAGGGGCTAAGTGGTTTGTCGGAAAAACAGCAGATGAGGCTATCCAGGCTTATCCCAACAAAGATGCAGCGATTGATGATTTGGTGATAAAGAAAAACCCTGAGGTACATGCGAAGTTAAAATCTCTTGTTGCAGAGGCTGTAAGGTCTGATAGCACTGGTCGTTTTAATACAACTCTTACAACAGAAGATTTAGAGTTGCTTGAAGGAGATGATGCTCTAGCTCCAGTGGGGGTAGGTAAGAATATCGTTTCATTTGATGAGGAAGAGAACTAATAACGAATGTCTACGAGCATCAAACTATCAGGGAAAAATTTCCAGAGCTGGGATGCATTTGATTTAACGCTTGCTGGATTGACTGTATTAACTGGTCCTTCAGACACTGGGAAAAGCGCCATTTTTCGTGCTTTAAAAGGCGTATTACGAAATGAACTCCCTATTGACTGGATACGAAATGATCAAGATGAATCTTTAGAAGTTCGACTTGAATTAGATAACCACATTGTTACAGTGAAACGCCCTCTTAAGGGTTCTACTACATACACCATTGATGATAAAGTTTTTGCTAAACTCGCCGGTGCTATACCAGATAAAGTAAAAGAGCTTAAATTTGGTGATGTGGTTATCGGAGAATATGATGTAGACCCCATATTTGGGCGGCAGAATAGTCCTCAGTTTCTTATTGATCCTGATACATTCAAACCTCCGGAAGTAAATGCTATTTTAGGGGCATTTGGGGGTACTGAAAAACTTGAACACGGTAAGAAAGAAGCCAATCTACGCAAGACTCAAAAAGATGCTGAAGCTCGCACTCTAGCTGTTCAGATACGAGACGCTGAAGAACGGAAGGCCGCTTTAACCGTCCTGCAAACTCAAGGTGACAGTTTAGAGACTGTTTTGCAGGAACTGGAAGCGACTATTTTAATCGTGGAACTGGAAAATCATTGGTTAGAACAGGCTATTGCATGTCGCCAGCGTATAATCCCCCTTCGAGAAATTCAAGAAACTCTCATTTTACCCGATATTTCGGATTTAGAACTGATGTACCAGCAAATTCAAAAGGCAGACCAGGCAGCAGAAGCAACAGCTTACGCTAAATGGCTTAAAAAACCGTCTACAATCACTTCTGCGGTCGTTGGGCAGTGGGATGAGGCTAGACGGCATTGGAACCTGATCGAAGCGCTAGGAAGCACTGTAGAAGCAGGAAAGCACATCGTATCCACAGATAAGCTAAAAGCAGCTTTACAGGGCATAGAAACTCTATATTCTGATACTGTTGGGCTTTGGGGCGGTATTAAAAGACTTGAGGTACTTGGAGCGCTACTAGACGAACTATCGGATTCGACTAATCGATTGGTCGGGGTTGAAGGTGAACTTCTGGTAGCGCAAACCGAGGCTCAAAAAGGGCTTTGCCCCAAATGTGGATCCCCAATGTTTCATGTTTGTAAAGGATAATCATGTCAGAAATAACACAAGAAAATCTAAAGAAAATTCAAGCCAGGGTAAAGGCCTTACAGAGCAGTAGAGACGAAATCATTGGAACTCTTAAGGTTCAGGAGAGCAAAAGAGATGAAGCTTATGTTAAACTGAAAGAGTTGGGTATCGCTAACCCTGAAAAAATGACGGCGAAAGAACTACAAGCACTGGCTGATCAAAAGAAAAATGAATTAGCAGAAAAAATAGACGCTTTGAATGATCAGCTGGCGCAGGGCGAGAAGTTGATTCAACAATACGAAGAATTGCAACAGGAGAATTAATATGTCAATAATACCGATGGTAAAACCAGCCGTGGTAGAAAAGCAACCGGATGGCACATATGTGGTAAGAATTCAGCATACTGAAGGGGGAGATGTATCTCAAGTTTCTTTTGGTCACTGGACTTTTGGAGAATCCCTAGCAAATGCTTATGCAGCCTTCATTAACGGAGCTTCAAATATAGATTCAAAAATAGATAAACTGGCTTCTGAGATGGAAGCCGCGGCACCAGATGCTAAGGCTGATATTAAAAAGGCTACGGAACTAGCTCAGGATCAAGCTAAAGTTATTATCGCTGATGCTAAGGTAGAAGCGGATAAGCTTGTGGCAGCGGCTAAAGAAGAAATCGTAAAGGTAACAGCAAATGCTGAAGCTTTTTATGAAGATACAAAAAATGAAGCTCGTCAACTTTTAACTGAAGCCCGATCGGAAGCAGCTAAAATATTAGCTAAAGCTGCGGAAGCTGTAAAGCCTCTTGTACCAGATCCAGTACCGTTCCCCACTAAACCAACAAAGCCATCAAAGTCAACTAAGCCAGAAATTGATGAGGAATAATGTCGATTTTACCGGAGTTGTTTTAAATGGACGATAAAACCCCGTTTGGTAAAATGGTTTATCTAGCATCGCCATATACCCACGAAAACAGAGAAGTAGAAACAGAGCGCTTCATCGCGGCTGTTAAAGCTTGTGGGTGGTTGATGGTTAACATTTCAGATGTTCAAATGATTTACTCTCCCATCGCTCATACACATCCTATCGCTGATGTATGTACTCTTCCTGGTTTTTGGAGTTTTTGGGAAGCTTGCGATAAATGTATGCTCTCACGCTGTGATGAAATTTGGATTCTCACGCTCGATGGTTGGGAGACCTCTACGGGAGTAACAGCAGAACGGCAGATTGCTTCGGAGTACGGATTGAAAGAAAAATTCGTGGTTCCTCAATCTGATGGTGGATATGCAGTGGAGGCTTACGAGAAAAAACAAAAAATAAAAGGTAGATCATTTCTTGGATTTCATTTACATGACTGGTCTAAATGGGAAGTTGTAAATAGAGGTGAAATTAGATCCGGGATAAAACAAAAGAGAGTTTGTTTAACCTGCAATACAAAGCAAGTTGATATAGAGTGGGTATAAAGGTGCATAAATATTTACGAATACCTTCTTCCAAACGCATAGAAATGCTCAAAAGTAATATTAGTATCTGTGAAAACACTCTTCAGCATGTCAATAATTGCATCGAATGTCAAGAAGCTAAAGATGAAGAATTGTGCCCTTTGGGTCAAAAGATGTTTGATGAATTTTTAGTATCCCAAGCTCGTTGTAAATATTTAAACTTGATTGGAGAAAATGCTGATGTCATTTTTTAATGAATTTCATATAGCGGATGAAAAAACATGCAAAGCTCGCTGGAGTTGCGGCAAACCTGGGTTGTTGTTTTTCTGTGCCTTTTGTGGGTATAAGTTCGTTGTTGGAGATGAATATCGAGTAACTTATACGAATGACACTGATGCTGGTGGTAATCCCCTTACATGTAGACCTTGTGATACTAAATTTGGTGGTTTAGACGGGTGCCGTAAAGTTTGGATAGAAATGAATGAAGAATACCGTACCAAGTTCAAGTATTTCTACTACAGAGATTTGTATGGTGATTAAACTCCAAGATCCAAAAAACAGAGTAAACTTAGTTTGGTCAACTGACTGGCACCTTACTGACATCCCACCCGCTAGGCGTAAAGATGATTATCGTAACGCTATCTTAGCAAAAATAGAATTCATTCGTGATCTAGTAGAAAAACTTAACGGAGCCGGTTTATGTGGAGGTGACGTTTTTCACTATAAAATCCCTAAACATGCTGGAAACAGCATCCGTTTGATTATCGATTTGATGCACGCTTTAAGAAAGTTTCCTCAGGGTAAAGTATTTGGTTCCATTGGAAACCATGATTTATCCTGGGATCGTATGGATACACTACCTCGTCAACCATTGGGTTTATTGATCGCTGTAGGCGCTTACCATGACCTGAATACTGAACCTGTTATTTTTACTAATGCTGATGATACTGTACGAGTATCCGTTGAAACTTTTCCATTTGCTGAAGGGGATGTTACGATTCAAAATATCAAAAACGCGGATCCTAGGCAACCTCATGTAGACCATAGAATAGGCATTGTACACGCTTACGGGTATCCTGGAGACGCTGGTTCAATGTTTGGCACCCGAAAAATAGGCTATAATGAATTGATTGGTACAGACTTTGATATACTGCTGTGGGGGCATGATCATTCAAGACATGAAACTATAGAAGTGGGCGGCTGCACCCATATAAATTTGGGGAGTTTGGCTCGTGCAGCGTTTACTTATGATGAGGTTGAACGCCCAGTGTGCGCAGCTATTCTTTCCTTTGAACCAAGCGGTGCTTTCAAATATGGAGAAAAAGAAATTCCGGTGAAACCCTTGCAAATAGCTTTTGCAGCCGCAGATAAGGGTGTAGAGCAAATAGCAAAGTCTGATGATATCACTTCGTTTTTTGCGGATATGGATGCTGCGGTACAGGGAATTGAAGTCAATGATCCTAAAGTAGTTATTAAAGAGTTGTGTGCTGGGGATATCAATTTAGAGAATTTGATTTTAGAGCTGTGTGATTTATAAACACTAAGCATCCCTCTTAACATGGAGACTCGCCGCAGCGATGTAGTGGAAGAACGAGTATATAAGGCGGCTTGGCATATACTCATAGCTGGAATTGGTTTTTACGAATTTCGTCACCATCGGACAACTGCCTCCAAAGTATTGGCCTGTGGGTTAATGGCTTTTCATGTTGATGGAGCAATATCCGATATTCTGGACTCCAAACCCCTATCTCAAAGACTTTTAGATCGTATTCTTCGCTAGTCTTCCAATCCTTGGTATTAACAATCTGAAAGGATTTTTTATGCTTGAAAAAGTTAAGTATGATGCTACACCTCAACCTTTACCAGTGGGAGGAACTATAGATGTAGCAATTGAAGTTGCAAAAGACCTAAAAGTGATGGGGCTAGAAAACATTGCAGAATGTGTTGAAGCTCGTATTCGCTTAGGTGAAAAAAAGTATGGAACTCGTTTAAAAGCGCATAATGGTAGAGACGCAATGACCGATTTATTTGAGGAACTTCTCGATGCTTTGAACTATTCAAAACAAATTCAACTTGAAAGTACTAATGGCGACACTTATTTTTACCCAGAACTTCTTAAATTAGTCATTAAGGTTAAAGCCAGTCTTGACCTAAAACATTCAACTAAAGTAGAATAAAACCAGGAGGAAATATGAATCGTATTGTATCCGCACTTATCGTTTTTGTATTATTTGTAACCCCAGTTTTTGCTAGAAACCATCCATTGAAACGTCATGTCCGCAAAGAAGTTACATCGGCTGCTCGTGTAAGTGACCTTCCAGCAGATCGTCAATTGATTATGGCTATTATGTTGCCTCTCCGCAATGAGTCAACTTTAACAGCTCTTTTACAGCAAATAAACACCCCATCAAGTCCTTTGTATCACCAGTTTCTAACGCCTGAACAATTCACTAAAGAGTTTGGTCCAACGGAACAGGATTATCAAGCGGTAGTTCGTTTTGCTATAAAGCAGGGGTTTTTTGTGTACAAACAACACACTAATCGTATACTTGTTGATATCACTGGATCTACAGCACAAATAGAAAAAGCTTTCAATGTAAAAATGGGGTTATATAAACATCCTATTGAAAATCGTAATTTTTATTCTCCAGATGTAGAACCGTCTCTTGATTTAGATGTTCCAATCTATCGTATTGCTGGTTTAAATAATTTCTCTATTCCTAGTCGTAGATTGATTAAGCGTTCATTTAACGCTCGTCTATCAGATGTAGTTGCAGGGTCTGGTCCTAGCGGTTCTTTCCGTCCATCGGATATGCGAGCGGCATATTATGGATCAGGTACTTTGACAGGTACCGGTCAATCTGTGGGCATGTTAGAGTTCGATGGTTATAATATCGCAGATGTAAATTCTGATATGGGGGGTGTTGCTTATACCGTACCTGTACAGAATATTCTTGTCGATGGTGCAAGTGCTGGCTCTGATGGAGATGATGGAGAGCAAGCTTTGGATATCGCTCAAGCTATCGGTATGGCACCGGGGTTAACTTCTGTACGGGTTTACATCGCCCCAGGCAATTCCGCCATAGGTACCGGAGATGTGGATATTTTTAATCAAATGGCTGTGGACAACATTTCCAAACAATTGAGTTGTTCTTGGGGTTGGAGTCCCGATGATATAACTGATGATGACCCTATTTTTAAAGAATTCGCAGCACAGGGTCAAAATCTTTTTGTAGCCTCTGGAGATGCTGGTAAGTATACGGGAAATAACAATAATGATAGCAGCTACCCAGCTGAAGATCCGTATGTTGTAGCTGTTGGCGGTACGGATTTAACTACAAATGGTGCTGGAGGAACTTGGCAAACAGAAACGGCTTGGTCGGATAGCAGTGGTGGTCCAGCGGACGATGGTTTTGCAATTCCTAGCTGGCAAGTAGGAGTAGCAAATTCTAATGGTGCTTCTACAGCAATTCGTAATGTTCCGGATGTTGCCGCAGAAGCAAATTTCGATAATATTATGTGTGATGATGGCGCTTGCACTTACAATCAAACTGGGGGTACTAGCTATGCTGCGCCTCGCTGGGCTGGCTATATGGCTTTAGTGAATCAGCAGAACATGACTAATCATGGTACTACTTTAGGTTTCTTGAATCCCTTGATTTATCCCATTGGTTTCGGTGCTGCGTACACTATTAATTTTCACGATATTACAAGCGGGAGCAATGGGCATCCGGCTACTGTTGGGTATGATATGGTAACTGGTTGGGGTAGTCCTAATGGGGCAACTTTAATCAATACTTTAACAGGCGCTCCAACCGGAGTAGGATTACAAGCAACTTATAATCCAACCTATAAAACTCCAGCATGTACAGTTGTCAGTAATTCCTGTGATTCAGGCCCAACTCTACTTTTAGGTCGCGGAAATGTGCATAACGGTGCGGAACAAAATCACCCCAATACAATCAATAACTCTTGCGGGGATGGGAACTCGGGGGTATTTCACTCCTATGAATCAAATGATCGCCTTGCGGTAGCTTCTGTATCTGGTGGGTTGTTAACCGCGGGTACAAAAGCAACGATAACAGCCACAGTATGGGCTCGAAAGGATTTTGAAAGCGATTCTCTTGACCTTTACGTTACTTCAAATGTTGTAAATCCTACTTGGGTTTATATCGCTACGCTTAAGCCCACTAAAGATGCACAAAATATTTTATCGACTACATTTACTCTCCCAGCCTCCGGCAATTTACAAGCTGTACGAGCACATTTTCGATATGAGGGACATGTGAATCCATCGGCTTGTGGTAATTCTTCTGGTGGAGAGTATGATGATTATGATGATTTAGTTTTTGCGGTGAATTAACCAGAGCGCTCTTGTAGCTCAGTGTAGAGCATTCCGTGTGCAACGGAAGGGTCGGATGGTTCAACTCCATCCCAAGGGCTCCAAATTTATGAAGGAAATCTATGAACGAGTAGCGGCAGATTTCGCAGAGAAAATTGACCATCTGTTTGAATCTGAAAAATCCCTAGAGACCACATTTAAACAGTATTACGAAGGTTTGCCCTTTGATCGTACAGAGCACTGGAGCGGTATCATCCACAAAATTTTATCTGATTCCTGGAAAGACAAAGGACCTGAAGTAAAGTGTGAACCTACAGGAATGGATAAACTTCAAATTATGCGTTATCTTCATCATCTTCTGGATTACAATATTTTTACTCAAGTACTTCTCAATCTCCAAGGATACACCGGTATGTTTTATATGACCGGAGATGCCCAAGCTGAGATTGAGCGAATGAAATCAGCATGGTCTTCAGCATACAAACTTGACCCCTTTGCTCCAAAGGCTAAAATGCTGAAACAGGCTGAAGCGATTACCGAAGAACAAAAACAATACAATCAAACTATCAGTGCTCTTCGTGCCCTGCGTATCATCACTCAGTTTACTCCACAAATTAGCTTCAGAGTGAGCCCAAAAGGGTCTACACCGGCCTTCGCAGACAGTCGTAATATCAGTATGATAGGGTTGGGGGGAGATCGCTTTCTTAAAACGATATCATCCCTCAAACCGTATTACATTACTTGGAATCAAGTTCCTCAAATAGCCCAATTTATCGGGATTACCACACCACCAGGGCACGATGTTCCTGTCTCTACATTTAAAGCAGACGGCATATCATATGAATTCCATTCAAAATCTGGTGGAGAAGTGATTCAAGATGTTCTTTTTGCTAGAAAAATCATGTATGAAATCTTCCGAGATGTTAATATAACCAGAGAGACTTGTATCATGATTCCTCGTATGAATTCTATTTTGATTGTTGGGGATGTAGTATTTGAGAATCTACAAAAGGCATACGAGCGCCTGTACAAGATGTATCCGGTCATTAGTTTTGTGGATGGGATTCGTGCCTAAAAAATGTAGAATTTATCTCTGTGAAAATCAAGCAACTAACTCTCTTCTGTTTAGTGATGATTCCATATCATTTTATTGCGCAAAACATTATGATTCCATAACCAAGCGTTGGCTGAAACAGGCAGCGGAAGACTTAGATTGTTTAAAAGCGGTGAAAAGGAATAAGCTCAGATGAAAAAATGTGATTATACTCGCTGTGAAAATTCAACTGTCGCACATATCGATTATTATAATAGTAATTTAAAATTTTACTGTGCGAAGCATTATGATTTAATAGTTAAACATTTGGCCAAATATGCCCAAGACCCCGATGAATGGGGGATTCAAAGGTGGTTTACAGAAATTCTAAGAAGGAACGGGATCAGATGAAAAAATGTGACTATAATCGTTGTGAAAATTCAGCTGTCGCACATATCGATTACTGCGGGCAAACAGCTCAGCCAATCTGTGGGCCCGCAGTAAAGTTTTACTGTGCGAAGCATTATGATTTTATAGTTAAATATTTAGCTAAAGATGCCCTAGACCCCGATGATGATGGGTGGTCTACAAAAATTCTAAGAAGGAACGGGGTCAGATGAAAAAGATATTTCTGTTGGACACAATGAGTTTTATCTACCGCGCTTATCATGCTGCGGCACATCAGTCCATTATGATGAGTACTAAAGCAGGATTTCCTACCGGGGCGAGTTATATTTTTTGTAATATGCTTCGTAAATTACAAAAAGATTTTAATCCCGAGTACCTCATCGCCATATGCGACACCCCGGGCGAAACCTTTAGAGATAAACTATCCCCTGATTATAAGGCCAATCGCAAGGGCGAAACTCCTTACGACTTGGTACGCCAACTTCCTCACATTTTTAAGGCGATTGAAGCTTACGGCATCTCTAAAATGGAGTTGGCTGGATATGAAGCAGATGATATTATTGGTACCTTGGCGCGTAAAATTTACGCCGAAGATCCTGAAAATCAAGTATACATTGTGACCGGTGATAAGGATATGTTTCAGTTGGTAAACGACAGAACATTTACCATCAATCCTATGAAAGACTTGGTGTGTGATGTAGAAAAAGTGACTGAGATTGTGGGTGTGCCCCCAGAACAAGTTGTAGATGTCATGGCTTTACGTGGAGACACCACAGACAATGTGCCCGGAGCCCCGGGAATCGGCAAGAAGGGGTCTGTAGACATCATCAAGCAGTTTGGTTCTTTAGAACAAGCTTTTGTACGAGCGGATGAATTGAAGCGTAAATCATATAAAGAGTCCTTAAAAAATAATCAAGCTCAAATCCTACTCAGCAAACAATTAGTGACCATAGAAATCAATGCTCCCGTAGAACTTAGTATTTCGTCTATGAAAATAGGGGAAACTAATACTGAAGCTCTGAGTTCTTTATACAAAGAACTAGAGTTCGCCACTCTTTTGAAAAGAGAAGGTTTAGGAGCGCTGCCTGAAATTGTAGATGACTTCGCAGAAATCGTACCTCCTGATGACATTCTCACCCAAACCACGATGACCAAAGAAGATGCGGATGATTTGATCGACAGTATTTCATAGATATGGCTAAATATAATTGTAGCTGCGGTGAACCAGCGTTTGCTGTTATGTGCGGGGAAGAAGGTTTTCCTGTTTGTTTTGATCATTTTTTCAAACAGATAAAAGAAGATGTTGAATATAATTTAAAACAGGCAGTTGGAAATACTGAAAGGTTTCAAATCCATTGTTTTTTCAAGAATGATGAACCTATTTATCTTCCTTTTGCGAGCTATCTTCAACTAGGAGAGAACCAACACTGCTGGGATAAATCTGATAACTGGAAAGATATTACTCCCTGTAAACATGAGAAATATGGGAACTATATAGTTAATATAAGTCCCAGAAATTTCATATAGCAAAAGCATTCGAGAATGACCCGGTTTATAGCGATGATGACCAGCTTAAATATTGTGATTCCTGTGGAGTAAATAAACTACAGGAAAGAAAAGCCCGCGGCAGAATTTTTAATACTGGAAAAAGAAATGATTGATGTTAACATATCGACCTATTAGCGGGTATTGATCAAAATTAGTTAGGGGTACAAAATCAATCCCGAAATTTTCAGACTTTCAAAATTATATTCATACAACCTTGAAATTTAACCTCACTGTGGTATTATAAATATATAGCAAACATTTATCGATGAAGCCACTTTATTGTGGTAAACCATAACAATTCAACCCCAGAGGAAATATGAATAAATCAATTGTTACCGTTCTTTCACTAGCACTTTTTATGACTCCCCTTATTGCACAAGAAGAAAAAGGTGGACATGAATCGGCTAGACCCCAAGCAGCGCAACATGAAGGCGCAGCAAAACAAACAGCACCAAAACAAGAAAAAGTTCCAAAGGCTGAAAAAGTAGCCAAAGTTCCGAAGGCTGAGAAACAAGAAAAGGCCCCAAAGACAGAGAAAGTAGCTAAGACTCAGGCTCCAAAAGCTGAGAAGCAAGCAAGATCTGAAAAGCCTACAGCTGTAAAGGCCCAAAAGCAGGAAAAAGTAAAGGCTGAAAAACCAGAGACTCAAAAAGAGGATCGTACCAATGAGATAGCACATCAAAATTGGAACGGTAAGAATTTTAAGCCAGAATACTTTAAATCTAACTTTGGTGAATCGCACGGTTTTGGTATTCGCAGTGCTCAATGGCAGGGAAATCAATTCCATTCAGGCTCACGCTTTATGTTCGGCGGTGCGTGGTTTGTACTAGGAGAGGATCTACCTCTAGATTGGTACAGCTGCAACACCTATATCAATGAATATGAAGGCGGATATGCTCTTTACTGCCCTGAATATCCAGGCGTTCCATTTGGAATCACTGTAGTATTCTAATAACCGTTAACATTAACATCAATATAGCCACTAATATAGTGGCTATATTTTTTATCGTGGCTATATTTTTTATCGTTACACTTGTTAAATTTTTATCGGACTTTTCATTTCATAAGTAGATACGAGAAGAAAAATTATTTGAAATACTAGGATGAAATAATTGGTCTGCTGCGAAACTCGTAGCTTTCAAAACCCCACAACTAACAAGGTTCGCCGTGGAAACTACAGTCAACCAACCAAAGACAAGGAGAATTTATGAATTTCGATTATACCCCAAAAGCATCAGGACCAAAGAAAGCAATTGGCCTATCTGTTACACAAACCATCAATAATGACGGCACAGCTTCAACAAACGCAATTTTTCAAGACAGCGATGGATTACCGATCACTGCCGCTCAGTTCAACAATTTATACCCAGTAGGTGTAGCGCTTCCAACGGTTACCGCTGGCGACAGTACACCAGGCCCTTCAGCATTTAAAGTTGTAGCAGTTACTCCTCCAACTGCAAGCACTGCGGTCCCTGGGGCCTTTGTTGTAGCTACAACTTCCGCTGTTACACCACCTTCAGTTCCACCACCAACTGGCTGGGGACAAGCTGTGGATTTTACTTGCTCAATCGCTAGTGGATTGGTAGGACAATCTACAACCCAATCTGTGGATGCCGGAACATTGAGTGTTGTCAGCAACTCCAACAATCCAGCAGCGTTCACCGTATCAACAAACAGCAGCGGTGTAGGGCTGGTGGCAGCGGGCGTGCCAGCTACTACGATTAAAAGTGCGTTTACTTCACCTGCTAAGCCTACGATTACCCCTGGATATCAACATTCTCCAGATCCATCAACAGGCCGTAAGATTTATTAGGCACAATTATTATGCCGGCCCAAAACACAGTCATGTAATAGAATTTGCACAACTATAAAAGCCGTCAACTAAAAATTGACGGCTTTTGTTTTGAAAAGAGATAAATGGAATAAATCAGTATTATATATTAAGTCCGGCCCGCCATAATCTGATTACCAAAAAACGCCGTGAAGCCACGCCCTTCAGGCTGGGGATATAAGGCGGAAAGTGCTTGTATTAGATCGCAGGTTGTGGTATTTTTATTGTATGGCACTCGAAGGCTACAAAATAAGCATTGAAAGTCTTGCGAAAACCAAGCTGGCTAAATCAATGCTGCATTCGGGAATTATCGTCGCCTCGGGATACATGGAGTCGTTAAACGACTGCGGACAGTGTGTAAGTCTTGCGAAAGCAAGCAGCGCTGGTTGAAACAGTTAAGGGCGGCTTTGCCGCCTAGAATCCCTCGCCTTTAGGCGTGGGGAGTATCAATAGATAGGGAGAGAAACAAATATGAATTTTCAAGAGCGTGTTATAACAGAAAAAAGAGAACTAGACAATAAACTGGATAAATTGCAAGCCTTTATAAATGAAGGAACGGTTTATGCACAGCTTCCCAAAGAGGAACGTTCAAGATTAGCGAGACAGGCAACTGTCATGATTGAGTACTCTCAAATTCTCGCTGATCGTATCGCAAAATTTCAAGGGTATGATCCAACTAAAATTTGGTCTTTGTAAATAAATCTTGACAAATATTCCAACTACCAGTATTATACTCATAAGGCATTTATGAACAACATTACCCTATCACCGTCATTGTCGTTGCTGGCTTATTACCTTAGCTTGCCACGCGGCGGTGTGTTCAACGGGTAAATTTTAACCCGATTCGAATTAACCGCCGCCCCGAAATGGGCGGCTTTTGTTTTTTGTGGTAAGCCCAGACTTCTAGTCTGGGTAGATGACCTTTGCCTAGAACGCAGATACGGTTGGCTGCATCCGGCTGTAACCCGGAATTTGGCTAGTCCAGACAATGGGAGTTCGAATCTCTCTCTAGGCACCAAAATTTTATAGGGGTGATTATGGAAAAATTCATGTCCAGATCGGAACAGAAACGAGTAGCTTCAATGAAGGGAGAGCCCGCGCCTTCATTTGAGATTAGAGTTGAATACGATGATGGCGAATCGGTTTGGCATGATGGTAAAAGTCCTTTTTGTACACGCAGGGATCGCCCAATGGGAATGTACGCTATGATGCCGGATGACACGCAGCGGCCTTTAAATATAGGGTACATGCGTGTGAGTGAAATGCAAGGATTGGAAAAACTCCTCAATGAAATTTTAAATTTTAAGAAATAGTTTTGCGGCTGTGGTGGAATGGGCAGACACACCATCTTGAGGGGGTGGCGTCGAAAGATGTGAGAGTTCAAATCTCTCCAGCCGCACCAAGTTTAGAGTCAAACCGTAGTTGTGAGGTTGCAACGGGGAGCTAACACAATGCTGCTCGATAAGAAGCGAAAGCTTCCGCTCGCGGGCGTAAGGTCGGGGTGCAGGCGTTGATCCGTTGCCTCTAAAATAAGTTTGCCGGGTTGGTGGAATTGGGAGACACTCTGGACTTAGGATCCAGCGGTTAACAGCCATGCAGGTTCGACCCCTGTACTCGGCACCAAAAATTTGCGCGGGTGATGAAACTAGGGAGACATGCAGCGTTCAGACCGCTGTGCCCTTAAACAAGGCGTGCAGGTTCAATTCCTGTTCCGCGCACCAATTTTGTAGATAGGCCAGAATGGCGGAATTAGGGAGACGCGCACGGCTCAAGCCCGTGTGAGCCTAAAAAACTCGTGGGGGTTCGATTCCCCCTTCTGGCACCAAAAATAAGTATTACATTTTATGGGCATATTTATTTGGCAGTGTATCAACTGTAAAAAGTTAGTAAAAACTTCCATGGATTTTTCTATCAATGATCGTCCAATATGTTTTGAATGATGATGAAGTAGCAGAATTTTTTGCTAGACTTTCAAAAATCAATTTTAAAAAACAATAACTATTTAAGTATCTTAAAATATCCATTTTCAGTGTTTCCGATGTATAATTGGGTATGGATATCACACTAAAAATTAAAAGGATCAGTGTCTTAACTGGTCACGGTACTGATAGGATTTACCTTTATTTTGATCTGCCTACAACATTTCCTGACTGGCCGCTTGAGGAATGTTCCGCAGTCATCGAAGCGACTAAAGGTTACGGCGTTGCCTGGGTAAAAGAAAATTTCCACCTAGAACCAGATGTAGTTTCGTCCTGTTTCTGAAATATCCATTTTCAGTGTTTCCGATGTATACTAGGGATGTATGAGTAAACCACCAATAAGCGAGAAACCTCCTTGGGTTCAAGGGGCTAAAAACACCAAGAAACGAAAGAAGAAAGACAACGATGCGATTCTAAATCCTGTATACGACGCAAAACTTGTGGAGAAATTGTGCGGAAACGCACGAAGGATAGTTCTTCAAGAAGGCAACGGGATGCTAACAAATGGTGTTCCAACGGAGTTATATTGGCACATCAATGGGTGCTCTGCTTGTGAAGAACTTCGCTCCAAGGCTAAACCACCAGAGATACCGTACTGAGGTGTAACGCATCATGGCCGGGACTGTGATCAGGAGGAATATGAACAAGCCGATTATTCTCATTGTAGCACTGAGATACGAAATTGATGGTGATTTAGAAGATGCGAAACGTATGTTGTCTAGAGCTTATGCTCCGCGTGAGGGAAGAGTTGAAAGTGCAAGTAGCCACAAAGCTACAGCAACATGCATATCAATGCAGGCTGAAATTGAGGAGATGCAAGAAGATATGTGTGAAGTTAGGAATGGTGTTGGATATGCCTACCTACAGGTCCCTTACCCAGCGGGGGCAGCTGGCGTGCAGCAACAAAAGCAGAGGAAGAAGAAATAGACAAAGAAAAGATCATCAAAGCGATCAAAGAGATCGATGATGAATGTCGGAGGCGGTAATGAAAAGAGAACTCACTGAGAAGTTTTGCCAATTCGTCAACTACCCTGAAAGCGAGGATGCCTGCGGAGAGCCAGCACGCTGCAAGCATGAGGATGTGTGGTTGTGTGCCGCGCACTACGACATCGTCATGGATTCACCAGACGATTACGATGCGATCACTGTGGATAATACGAAGTCATCGTTCGTATTCACTTTGCCGGAAAAAGAACCCAATGCCAAAACCTAATTTATTCAAAGAAGACGCCATTTTGGAATCCCAGATTATTGATACTTTAGAAGCTGGTTTGAAGCGGTGGCGACCAGATTTATCTTACCCCGAGTCTTACAGTGATATGCAAGCCTGTGTCCGGGGTCTGCTAATGGTCTTTGATGTTAAGCGCCTACCTCTGCCAAAGCCCCTGAGAATTGAATGTCATGTTTGTGATGGTTTAGGATATATGATAACGAAAGCAGAAAATAGCTATCGTGAATCAACGTCTTGTAAAGAATGCAAAGGACGGGGGCACATTCCCAGTGAATAAACGAGTGGATATTCGAGCTATTCTACGCAATCCGGCGCAACGCCGGGAGTTGATGATTCGCTGCATTATCGCCACACAAGCCAGAGAAGATGTCCAAACCACTTATAAACAGGCCGCCGTAGCTTATGATAAAGTCAGTGACTATCGTAAATCAAATTCCTAATCATTCCACCTCTTGCCATAAACAAATTCTTGAGATAGTATCAAGTTATGGCAAATGCAAGCGCAAAAAAATTAGATTTTGACGATGAAGATGAATACGAGCCTCGTCCAGAAATAGGGTCAGATGACGATCAAGCTTATTATCATTGGTCCAAGCGAAATGGGGTATTTCGCCCTGTAGGTCACACTCAAGATACCGTACCAGCCGGTATTTATGAAATTGATAACGATAATAGCGGCTGGTTCCTATCCAAAGTAAAATTTCCATCAGATGCTCTACTCCGTTTACCTGGAATGCCTATTGATTTTATCCTTGATCAAATTGACACATTTTGGAAGCGTGAAGAATTATTCACCCAAACCAAACTCCTCCATAAGCGTGGTATTTTGATGTATGGACCCGCAGGCTGCGGTAAAACATCAATCATTAGACTGCTCTGTGACGATATTGTTAGACGTGATGGTATTGTGATCATGGTTACTAACTGCCGCTTGGCGGAAACGGCTCTTGGGGGCATTAGGCAAATAGAAACTCGTAGACCTATTCTTACAATTATTGAAGACATCGAAACCTTCATGGGTCCTGGTGATGAATCTTCATCCGCCAGAGCACTGTTGGCTCTGTTAGACGGAGAAACTCAAGTGGATCACATTGTTCATTTGGCCACGAGTAATAAACCTGAACAATTGGAAGATCGTGTCGCTAAGCGTCCTGGGCGTTTTGATCTAGTAGTAAAATTAAGTCATCCGGTGGAAGAAGCCCGTAGAGCATACCTGTTAAATTTACTCCACGATCATGTAACCCCTGAAGAACTTCAGATTATGGTAGATGAAACTGAAGGTTTGGGATTGGCCCACTTACGCGAGTTGGTTGTAGCAAACTATTGCTTAGGCTTGGATCGTAAGCAAACATTAAAGCGTTTAAAGAAAAATTTCACAGGATCCTTAAAGGTCAAAAAGTCGCCCAGCGAGGGAATGGGATTTACCTTTGGTATCGATGAAGATGAAGATGAAAAATCATTAAAAAATGAGTAAATATGCCTGATGAAATTGAACTACCTAAAAACGAATTCGACATACTACAGGATCGTATGCAAGCCTCTGAAGTGAACCGTAGAATACTTGGGGCCAATCCAGCAAGCGAGATGAGAAAAGTAGCATCCGTGGATGGTAGTACACTTCTTTCATCCATGACAAAAAATCAATGGGCTGTATTACCGAATGATTCATTCACAGCCATTGGTACTACGGTTTCTCATTTACCTCCAGCGATTTATACTTTATCGTCCGATGGGGGCGCGATATTTTTCCATAAAACTAAAGTTCTTACTGATAATTTAATTGATCTGGATGATAGCGCGGCTTTGCGAATCATTGCCGGAATTGAGAAATTTTGGGAATCTAAATCCAAATTTGATCGTTTTGGTATTCTCTTCAAGCGCGGCATTCTTATGTGGGGACCGGCGGGGTCTGGAAAAACTGCCGCAGTTAACATGTTGATGAATGATTTGGTGGGGCGCGGTGGAATGGTTGTAATTGTGCAATCCCCAGGTCTTGCGATTGGGGGACTTCATGAACTTCGACGCATTGAACCGGAGCGTCCAATTATTGTAGTATTAGAGGACATCGAAGAAATGATACAAAATTTCGGAGAGCACGGATTGCTAAGTCTGCTTGACGGAGAGCACCAAGTTTCTAATGTTGTTGTACTGGCTACCACAAATTACCCAGAGCTTCTTGGCGAACGTATTATCAATCGACCAAGCCGTTTTGATGAAGTTATTTTAGTAGATATGCCTTCCAAGAATGCACGATATCGGTATCTCAAGCACATATTAAAAGACACGGTACCAGAAGTAGAACTCCGGCAGTGGGTTATAGCAACCGACAAGCTATCCATCGCCCATTTACGAGAGCTTATTGTTGCTACTCAATGCTTGGATCGCCCATATGCCGAAGTTGTAGATCGTTTGAGGCGTATGAAAATTCGCCCGAATAGCGAGAAACGCGATAAAGAAGTTCCAGGCTTTTCAAATGTGGGCATGATAATTCCCGGGAATTTTTCAAAGGAATGTGGGGGTTCAAGTACATCAAGTAGATAAATGTCAAGAGCAAATAGTTATGCACAATACTAATAAAGGCTGGTATAGGAAAAAATATGTCACATTATAGTGTTTTAGTTATCGGTGAAAACGTAGAAGAACAATTAGCCCCCTTTCATGAATTTGAATGTACCGGGGATGACAATGAGTATGTGCAAGATGTAGATGATACAGAAGAAGCCAGGGAATCTTATAAAGCCGATAAAACAACCATGTATAAAGATCCAGATGGTAACTTACACAGTCCTTGGACAAAAGAAGGACACGCCAAATCTGAATTTTATCGAGACCCTACACCAAAAGAAGAAAAAGAACGGGAAGAAACGGGATATTCTAACCTATCTTGTACATCTCAAGACTGGGGTGACGGTAGGGGATATAGAGACAGAATTAAGTGTCTCCCTGAGGGCTGGCAAGAAGTAGAAGTGCTCACATCTTCTGTGGAAACTTTCGCTGAATTCATTAAAGGTTATTACGGGCATGAACCTGTTGCTTTTGGTGAATCTCCTGACCTTGATGAAACCCACAAGTATGGATATGTGATACTTGACGAAAAAGGTGAAGTGGTACGAAGTATCAATCGGACCAACCCAAATAAAAAATGGGACTGGTGGACTCTCGGTGGTAGATGGAACGGCTTCTTTAAAACAAAAAAAGCAGGAGTAGGGGTAATGGGTGCGCCTGGTTTGCAATCGGCGCATGAGGATTATGAACCACCTACTGACGATCGTGCCGATGTTTGTACTAAGGATGATATCGATATCGATGGGATGCGAGATGAAGCAGAACGCGAAGCCGGTAAGAGTTATGATTTGTATTCCAAAATAGTAGCTGGACTACCTCCGATTGTATCTTGGGAAGCTACAGTCGAAAAGCATAACAAAGATTACGCCGCTGCTAGAGAAGAATATAATGCACAACCGGCCGTATTAGTGCTTCGAAAGAACGAAGAGACTACTTGGTATGACGCAGATGATTATTTGTGTTCTAGAGAGGTTTTTATTCAACGCTCACGGAATGCTGCTTTCTCTACTTTCGCTGTGGTTAAAGACGGTAAGTGGTACGAACGCGGGGAGATGGGTTGGTGGGGCGTGGTGAGGGATGAAAAAGACGCAGATGAATGGTATACTCAGTTTGCATCTCTTGTGGATAGTCTGCCTGGGGATACTGTAATGACTGTGGTAGATTGTCATATATAAATTGAGGAAAATTATGGCTCGTTTAACAGATGAAGACATCCAAAAAATAGCGGAAACTCCTTTTGACGGTCTAATTCAAGTTGAGATTTTGACTTACCATACTCAGTTGCTCGCTGAAATCGCACTAAGGCTTGGTGATCTTACTGATATGATTAGTATTCCAAAATAGTAGCCCAGATTTGAAAAGACTGGGAGAATATGTCGTACCATTATTGTAGAGGGGAACTAAAATGGCTGTAGAACGGATACAATTGATCAAGCGTACGATATGGACAGCGAATTGTCCCCAATGCCAAGACACTAAGGAAGTTACTGAGAATCCACCCAAAGAACGATTTTGTTTGCAATGCAAAATCTGGATACCGTATGAAGAACAATTTTATTTGGGACCGGAGCTGTAATGGGAAGCGCGCTCCGACCTTGGCAGGTCGCGCGATCTGACCATATCCCCGATCACAGCAATGTAGCGTTGTGTTTCGACGGTCACATGCGCCTCCTCGACGCCCGCGTCAGTCTGATGTCCCGTGTGGACGGGGCCAAGACCATTGTCACCCAAATATGGGTAACTTTCAACCGGTCACCCATATTTGGGTTACTTAAGTCCAATCACCCAAATGTGGGTGACGCCCGTTATGAGCAGGCCGAGTCGGCCTTGAAAAATCAATCAAGCTTCACTCTTTACAGGGAGTTGAGCTAAGCCGCCTTGGGCGCGTACGCGGCGACGGATCCTTTGCGGGCGTTGGCCTAAAATCAATAGCTCTAGCTCGCAGAAAGGCACGGCTATGAAGATACGCCTACAAACTGCAATAACATTTGTAGCCGCACTGTGGCTGCTGATGCTTCTGGTGGGTTGCGAAGCTGACCCGGTATCAAGGGTGCAGAGCAGCAACAACAAAAACATCACGGTGGACTTCCTATTTGAACATGAAGGGTGCCGGGTGTACCGATTTGATGACGGCGACATGCGGCAGGTTTACTACGCCAACTGCGGTGCGTTCGCACAAACCTCGTGGGACCGCTCGTGCGGCAAAAGCTGCACTGTACACGAAACCGTTTCAACTTCCGGTTATGGAAAAAGCAAGCATTAAAAAAGGAGAACGAACCCGATGAGTAAAATCACACCAAAGAAAGAGAAAGTGTTTACGATCACAGCCCGCGTTGTGATCATTAAAGATCTGGATATCAAGGCCGACACTTTCGAAAAAGCTTTGGAAGAAGCCCAGAAACTATCGGAGTCTGACTTCGTGTCTTACGAGGGGTCGCCGCTCGATAGCAGCATACGCATCGTATCTATCAGTTCTCCCGACGCATGGCAGGTGGAGCGGCCACGGGGTTGAACGGTAGCCCAAAGGAGCCGATAAACAGGCAGCAAGGTGAGGTTCGGTAGAACCGACAAAATGATGCGAGAAGCGGACAAGCACTTCATATGACGGCTGTAGTATCATAGGTACAAGGAATAACAGGTGATGAAAATAGAGGATTCTGTGGAAACTGTGAATACATCAGCTAAAATTGATATCTTTAAATATGAATGGGAATTTTTGTCTAATTTTTATCCCTGTGAGATTGTTTGGGAAGGAATTACTTACGCTTCCACAGAGCACGCATACCAAGCGGCTAAGACACTGGATATAGAGAAACGCCGGATGTTTGGATTAGAAGACAACCCTCGTTTAACAGCCAAAAAAGCAAAAGATATGGGAGCAAATATCAAGAAGAACGGAGAGCTGCGCTCCGATTGGCTCAAAGTCAATATCGGCATCATGCGGGAATTGTTGGTATTGAAATTTGAGAAAGAAGAGCTGAAACAAAAATTATTGTCCACAGGCACCGCTTATTTGGAAGAAGGGAACTGGTGGGAAGACAATTTTTGGGGTGTTTGTTATGGGGGCACAGAAAAAGGGTTCCATGGAATCAAATGCGGCAAATGGCCCCATGTCCCTTCGGGTGAAAATCATTTAGGTTTATTGCTTATGGCTATTAGGGCTACGTTTATTCCTAGAATACAGGTGGCATAAAATGACAAAAAACGAAATACTATACAACTTAAAAAACGGACGAAGGTTGCGTTGCGATAGGAAAGATGAACCGTTATTGCCTTGGTTGCTAGAACATCCAAACATCCAGAATAAATTTGTGCAAGTTGATGACCAGTCTAGCTATATTGAATTTATTTGGGAGAAAAATAATCCTTGACAATTTTTCAACTACCCAGTATTATATAAAGAGTAGTAGTAAAGTAAAAGTTGGCTCGGAACGAGCCATCAGGAAATGGGGGGTTTTGGGTAAAACTGAAGCCCATCACCAAAATTGAGATAATTATGACCAAAATGCGACCGATGCCGATGTTTCCACCAAGCCCTATGGGGCGCGGGGTCGCTGGACTTTAGTCCAACCCCGTGCTAGCGGGGTTCTGTTGTTGTAACAAATTTTCCCATATCAAACAGAAATCCCTTTTTGCATTTCAGGGTATAGTGTTAATGGTAGCACCCTAGTTTCGGGAACTAGTAGTCTCAGATCATTCCTGAGTACCCTGACCAGTTTACGGTGTAGCTCAGCCCGGTTTAGAGCAAGCACACCGACTTTCGTTACTTTTTGTACAGCTATCAAGATTTTTTGTAAAAGGAGTTACTTTTAAGCAGGGCGTAGATCAGAGGAAGATCGCAAGTCTGGGGGACTTGAGGCCGGAATATCATAATTTCCCGCCCTGACCACAGTTTGAAAATTTAAATTTAACTAGGTGTCGGGTAGTTTGGTTTAGCCCACATGCCTTGGGCGCATGTCTCGAAAGAGAATCGCAGGTTCAAATCCTGCCACCTAGACATTGGCGACTGTCAGCCGTTAGTAAGTCTGACTTAAAGGCGCATAGAGCGCAGTCGCACTTTTTTATGAGTGTATTCGGCAATACATGCGGCGTACGCATTTACAGAGGTCCATGCACCTGTAAAACTGCCTGCCCTAAATGTCAAATAGGCTGCTGGAATCCCGCTGCATATCGTAACCCATGGTTTGGGAAGCCTGGGCACCAGATTTATTGGTGGAGGGATCCATACAGCTACGCGGAATTTTTATGCGTAGAGCATTATGATGATGCTGTTAAAGACATTGAAGAATATGAAGAACTTTACCAAACGAAGGGTGTTTGCTGAAATGAAATATATTTATGAAGATCACGAGAAGCATACCACATGGGAATGTGAAGCCGAGGATTTGCTTGCAGCGGATAAACTCTATGAAGCCGCTGGATGTAGGATGAGTGAAAACGCAAAAAGAAAAAAATCTATGCCTAATGATGTAGGGGCATGGTCACCCGATTGGGCGTGTAACAAAAAGGCATAATAGGTTTATTCCAACTAATGGAGGAAGTATGATTATCGAAATTAGAGCGGCTGAAGGCGGACAGGACGCAAAATTACTGGTCGAAGATCAAATGACCATCTACGCGAGGTTGGCGATACGGAGGGGTCTTTGAGTTTGATGTTACCGAACAACGCCCAGGTATAGCTATCCTGCGCATTACAGGGGCTACAGCGCCTCAAGTCTTCGCTAACGAGGCAGGAGGTCACCGTTTTCAGAGAATTCCTCCCACGGAGCGTAGCGGTAGAGTTCAAACCAGTACAATTACTGTGGCTGTTTTTGATGAACCGGAAGTTGCTGCTTTTGCCGTATCCCCAAATGATTTGGCATGGGAGACAATGCGCAGCGGGGGTAAGGGCGGTCAAAACGCCAATAAACTGGAAACAAAAATACGCTTAAAACATAAACCTACAGGATTAGTCGTGGTTTGCGAATCAGAACGTAGCCAAAAAAGAAATAAAGACACGGCCTTAGCTGTCCTTACAGCACGTTTGTACGCTGCTGATAAGGATAAAAAAGCTGAAGCTGCTACTACGGATAGGCGACAACAAATAGGAACGGGACAACGAGGAGATAAACGCCGTACAATACGAGAAAAAGATGGAAAAGTCGTAGACCATATCACCGGTCAAAAATGGCGTTATTCTGATTATGTAAAAGGCATTTGGTAAAAAATGGAACAATATCCACATATCGAAGGCAGTACAAAGGCTCCTATAGGAGAACCGTGCATCGCTTTTTATAAGTACGATGGTAGTAATCTGCGCTTCGAATGGAGCCCTAAAAAAGGCTGGCATAAGTTTGGCACCAGAAAAGAACTTTTTGACGCTCGCCATCCTTTGTGGTCTCAAGCCCTTCCCTTGTTTTTAGAGTTTGGAGATGAGATTGTAAAACGAGTGAAAGCATCGGATTGGCGATTGAAAGGTATCCAACGAATTACTGTTTTTTGTGAATTCTTTGGACCTAGCAGTTTTGCCGGAATTCATGATGAAAAAGAGCCTAAAGAATTGCGTTTGATCGATGTATACCTTTTCAAAAAAGGTATGATGCCAGCGAAGCAATTTGTAGAAATTTTTGGAGATATGCCCCAGGCAGCACAGGTAATTTATCAGGGAAATTTGACTAAGCAATTCATAGATGATGTGCGCTTTGGGGCTTATTCTGTGAATGAGGGCGTGGTCGCTAAGGGCGCTGATTTTCGGGTAAAAATAAAAACTGCTGCTTACTTCAAAAAATTGAATGAACGGCTCCCAGAGTTAGCGAATGCCTTTGATTGTGAGTATTAGACTCTGTACGAGTTTGTGCTAATACGAGGTGCGGAGTTCCATAGATTTAGGCGGAACAAGACCTAATTTCGGAACTCTACTGGCGACGGTCAGAGTTACCTCGTAGCACAATTTCCCAAACAGATACTTGTCTGGGAGAACTTGAGGACTCAGTGAGCCTCAGGTGGGGCATATTGGTGGACCCCTGTCCTTCGGGACTTAATCTGGCGGCCCAAGACGAGGAGTCAAGGGCTTAAAGAATCCTAGATTTTTAGTCTGGGAGCATCAAGCAGTATTTTTTCAATTGGTGTATTCACCGTTTGCAGATTTGTACCGCTGGGGTTAATAAGGACGGTTGGTATGGAAAGTATAGGGACTTGGTAAAATTTTTTATTTACGCCAGTGTAGCATAGTCCGGCCTAATGCGCTTCGCTCATAACGAAGAGATCGGTGGTTCAAATCCACCCGCTGGTACCAAAATTTTAATGGAAAGTATAGGGAACTATATAGTTAACTCCCCCGGCTAGAACATAACAATGCTGAGAACTTTTCAATGTCGGTTGTATCCAAACGCGACGCAGAGACACGCGCTGGAGTTCGTCTTGCGTGACAACGCGGAGACGTACAACGCGGCTCTTGCAGAGCGCCGAGATGCATGGAAGTTGGAGCGCAAGGCGATCACCTATCGAATGCAACAGGACGAACTAACAGAACTACGCCGTGATGAACAATTTGCAAGAGTCGCCTGCGACATTCAACGTGATCCCTTGAGAAGGGTTGACCGAGCATTCCAAGCGTTCTTTCGGCGTTGTAAAGCAGGCCAGAAGCCAGGCTTTCCTCGTTTTCGCTCTCATCTGCGCTACGACTCTTTTGGATTCAGTCTCCCAGTCGTGAATAGTGAACGTCTGAGGATTCCGAATGTGGGGCAGATCAAACTGCGCGGAGGCCGCAGCATTGCAGGTAAGGCGAAGTGTTGCACGGTCAAGCGAGACGGCAACCGTTGGACGGCTTCAGTCGTGTGCGACATTGGTCCGGCACCAGGGAAGCGTATGGTAACAAATGCTGTCGGAATAGATATGGGCCTGACGACGCTCGCCACGCTGTCGGACGGGACGGAGATTGAGAACCCACGCTGGACCCGACAGCACGAAGACCTGATTGCAGCCGCGAATCGCCTACTGGCACGGAAGCATAAACGTTCGAAGAACCGCATCCGGGCGCGGGAAGCACTGCATCGCGCTCACCAGCGGGCCGCGAATGCCCGTCGCAACTATCTGCATCACGTTTCCAAATGGCTTGTGGGTAATTACGACCTGATCGCCCACGAAGCCTTAAACATTAAAGGCATGGCGCAAGGACATTTCGCCAAGTCGATTATGGATGCCGCATGGAGCATTCTGCTGTCGCAAGTACGCTACAAGGCTGAGAGTGCCGGAGTGTACGCGATAGCGGTGAATCCACGCGGCACGTCACAAATGTGTTCGGGTTGCGGTCGAAACGTTCCGAAGAAACTGGCGCAGCGGGTGCATAGCTGTCCGCACTGCGGTCTAGTTCTGGGGCGTGACCACAATGCCGGACGGAACATTTTAGCGTTGGGGATCAACGCTGCGGGCGTAAGCCTTCAAAATCTACACACGACTCGGGTTAGGGAGTTATGTATAAGTCCCAAAGTATAGTTCCCATTTTAAGGGGGTTAAATATGGCAATTCAGTTCACGCTTCATACCGCGTAAGGTGTGGGCGGATCAGGAGAAGGCCATGAAACACCCTTGTAATCGGGCGGAACGCCGTGCTGTTCGTGACGGTAAAATCGACCGCCGTAAGTATATTGCTACATGCATTTGGCGTGATTACGATATAGTTCCCCATGAAGGAACCCCTCAAAATTGGTATCAACCCAAAGAATGGGGGCGTTTTGCTAAATTTAACCTGAATTGTGGCTGTATGATGTGTCATTCAGAGAAGTATTTTAAACATAAACGCAAAAGACGCGAAGCCCTCAAACAATCAATCAGTTATAACATAAGAGAATGGGATGAAATATCTTGACAATTTTTTAATTATAGGTATTATAATAATTGAAGCGTGGAACCCTTTTTACCTGACGAGGGAGTTTGTCGAAGTTGAGCCGCTCCTGCGATGATTGGCGGATCAACAAGGTCTCGCAAGAGAGTGAGCTTAGCAAAGCTCCAACCGTGCAACAGGGTTCCCACTTTCTTATTTAAGTTTTGGGATAGGCAGTCGCCTTAAAGCGTCTGCCAATGGAAGTGCATAGCGCTTTCCGTTCCCAATAAAATTTGCGGGGATTAAGCTACGGTGCGCTTGGATGTCTCATAAGCATTCCTCTTAGGTGGTTCAACTCCACCCTCCGCTACCATTTCAAAACCCCGACTTTGAATATCTTGTTATGAGTCAGTATTATATGTATAAGTTAAGGAGAAAATATGCAGCAAAAATCTAGTTTTCAAAAAGCAATTGTAGCATTGATGTTGTGTGGAGTTATGACATTTGTAGGATGTACCGCATCATGGGTCAATACATTTGACACCGTTATCAGCGTTGCCGCTCCTGCTTTGACCGGTATTTTAGATGTTGCAGCGCTGGCAGATGGAAAGCCGGTAGATGCCGCCTTAGTTACAAAAATTAACGCCGATGCCGCAGCAGTTGAAACTCTCGCCAAAGATTTCGCCAATGCTTCGTCTTCAGCAGGGCCGGGACTTTGTTCACAACTTCAAGTAGGTATAACCACTTATGAATCAGACTTGCCGCTAGTATTACAAGTAGCTCAAGTATCTGATCCGAATACAGAAGCAAAAATTGAAGCGTTATCAGCTTTGATTGTTAGCACATTCAATAGCATTGAGCCTTTAATTCCGAACTGTGCGGCTCCAGCTAAAACCACATTGGCGGTTGCGGTACCATTGTCAGTTAAGAATTTTGTGAATGACTATAACGCAGAAATGGTTAAGCCAACTGGAAATCCACAGGTAGATGCAGGAACAGCAAAACTTAAACTGCACACGAAATCAACTTTTATGCGCGTGGTAACATTTAGCTGGTTGTAAAGTTTCAAAGAGACATAATCCCGTCGCCCTGCTTGCTCGACTAAGGCGGTGTGGGGTGTTGAGACCGGTAAGTTTGACGACGATCCGGGTACGAAGTCCCTATCCTTTCTGATAGGGTGGTTGCGGGTGTTCTAGTCCACGCAATGACTAGCTAGCATTTTAGAAGTGATTTTTGTGG